GCTGCCTCCGCCTTGACCACCGCCCGCGCCAGCTCCGCCCTCACCTGCACCAGCGCCTGCACCGCCCTCGCCCGAGCCACCGCCAAAGCCACCGCCCTCGCCACCTGCACCGGCATCGCCAGCGCCTGCCGCACCAGCTCCGCCACCGGCGCCCGCATCACCGGCACCAGCTGCACCGGCGCCGCCTGCATCACCGGCACCCGCCCCAGCTCCTCCCTCGCCCGCGCCGCCAGCCGCCGCACCCGCGCCGCCGGCACCAGCGTCAGCACCGGAACCAGCGCCCCCGCCAGCACTCGAGCCCGCGCCGCCTGCCGAACCCCCATCACCTCCGCCCGTACCGCCCCCATCACCTCCGCCCGCACCACCACCCCCACCTCCGCCGCCACCGCCGCAGCAGTAGAAGCGGCTGTCGAACTCGCTGGGCTCGACAAGTGCGCCGAGCAGGAGCGCAAGCTTCAGTTCTGCAGCAGCTCCCTTGTCACGCATGACGGCACCGGGACGAGCCACTTGGTTCTATAGGTTGGACCTTTGCGCCACTCGCCCTCCATCGCGCGCACCCAGCCATCACGTCCTCTGCCGGTGACACGCTGGCAGCCCTTCCCCATCGCCCACAGCTCGATGCGTTCGTGCTTGGTACACAGCTCAGGCAGGTGACCACCCTGAAGCCAATAGTTGAAATCACGGAAACCGATCGGCCAATCGACGAACTCGCCCAAGACCGTGGAACGCTCGAACGCCCACAGGAATGCCTTGCCGTGGTAGATACGAAACCAAACCTGTTCTTTATTGTGCGTCGGGCCAAACTCGCAAAGCGAGGCCCACAGCCAAGGCCAGCAACGATCGAACTCGGCCCTGGCATCATCGAGATTGCCCACCGGCTCAAGCATGTGCATCAAATCGCAGTATTCGGCGATTCCGTGCGAGAGGGCAACATGGACGTGAAGCGTAGCTGGCAGCTAGAGAAGCATCTTCGGCATCTGGCAGACGACCAATGGATCCCGATGCTGGACAGCGACGGCCATGTGCTCCCCGGCATCGACGGGATGCACGGCGTCCGCGGCGAGAAAGAAGACGGCACCTACATCGGCGCCGATTTTGTCCGCATGCAGCCGGGCACAGCGTTCCCGCTTCACACCCACCACGGCGATCACGAAATCTACGTCATCAAGGGCGCTGCCCTTATCCACATCGACGGCAAGGACGTCGTGGTGAAATCCGGTCACCTGATCCACATCCCGGCGGAATATCCGCACGGCATCCGGGTGCCAGAACGCTTTGGCGCGCTCATCTTCGTCGCAATGGGCCATCCGCATCAGCACGTCGATGCCCGCAACCGGATGAAATCGTTGTCCTCGACGTAGAACTCCTCCGGCGTGATGCTCTCGTGGCATTTGAAATTTTCGTCGATGATGAAAGGGATGTGCTTGACAGCGAGGTACTGCAGAGAACCACGCTTGAGCTTGTTGTCGCGGTAATCAGCATCCTTGGTGTACTCATAGATGATCTCTTTCGCCGGCCACTTGTAGCTGCGCCAGCCGTCTCTTACCCGCTGCCTGGGGTTGCTCAGGCTCCAGAGCTGAAAGCTTTCCGTGCTGTAGAACGGCGCATAGTAGGTTTTCACGTAATGCTCGGAGAGAAGATGCACGTTCCGCTTGGCCGTGAAGCTCAACATACGCATGTAGGCGGTCTGCCACTTCACAGCAAAGTTGATCCACCAAAACACATCGTAATTGGTCTTGAGCACGACAGGGGCACGCTCCTTCAACTCCTCGAACAGGCGCACATAGAGCCGTGCGGCGTGCTCGCCCATCTCGGTGGTGAAGAACACCATGAACAGCTCGCGGTTATACGGCTCAAGAACTGCGTCGAATCCGAAGCGGTTGATCACGCTTGCAATGATATCCGAGCCGAACAGCTGATCGTTGTTTTCGCCGCTGACGAGCACGCGATGTGTGCCGATGATGTAGGGGAACATCATCGCCGATTCGCGCCGTAGCTTGCCGCGGATATGCTGATGGTAGAACGCAGGATACTCGGCAATCGAATCCTCGGACATCACCACCACGATGCGCTCGCGCTGCGCCACGAAAGCATTCTTTAGCAACGAGACCAACACGCACGTACTGTCGATACCGCCTGACCAAAACACGTAGAGCGAGGTGTCCAGTTTTTCCGCCCGCGCGAGCAGCTCCTGGGCCCGTTCGTTGCACACCTCCTCATAGGTCGGCATGAACAAGCGCAGCTGCGGGAGAGGACACAACGATTTTGTACGCACCGGAAACTTGATCACGCCGGTCCGATCGACGGGCGACATATTCGGATCTTCGTAAGCCCGAAAATAGAAAAGAAACTCCTTGATGCCCGGCAGATCCTGATACCGGGCAAGACAGTTTGCGTTGTAGCAGACGTACCGCATGGGCCTAGAACAACGGCTTGCCGTAGGTCTCACGACGGAACGTGCGCAAGATGGGTTCGATCTCCTCTACCGTCGCAGCGTCCCTGAGCTGATTGAAATACTTCAGCCGCAGGAACTCGGTCCTTGCCAGCAGCTCGTCATCGAGCCGCCCCTTGAACAATATCTCGTCCGCAGCAGCTCGCGGCGTCAGCCCGGCAAGCTCAGCGTACTGCAGCACATAGGGGTATCTCAGGATGTCATGTTCCTCCCTGTACGCCAGTGCCTGCTGCCTCTTGGTGAGGTAGACGGTCTCCTGCAAGATCGGCCCGCGCCACATCGCATAGCGCGACACCGATAGCTCGTAGACCATCTCCCACAGCGCCGAGCACTTCTTCACCGCCAGCAGCGAGCGCTGCTTCAGCTCGGGGGTGATCAGCTCTTCCGGCGTCGGCGAGAACCGCCGCGTGTGAGCATCCCAGGTCCAGCCGGGATAGGACAAATATCCCCCCTCTTTGATGGGGAATTTCTCTCGATAATGCGGCCAGTTAACGCCGTGGAACTCCTCCGCCTCAAGCGACGGCGATTTGGCGAGGTAGGAGACGACGTAGGGGTAGGAGCTAAGCACGAGGAGCGCCGACGTCGCGGCATCGACCAGCGCGCTATAGGGCGTCACCTATGCGATCCTGCAACGCGCGCACGCCGAACATGACGCAGCCTCGGCTGATCGACCTCCAAGCCAGAACGATGCACGACATGACGCAAGTGATGCGAGATCGAATGCCAAAGCTCCTCGTTGTCGCGATTGCGGCGCAACTTCCGGAAATCCTCATACGCATGGCAAGTGTGACGATGGATGGCGTCGTGATTGTTCCAACCCATCATTGGCTTCCAAGCCAATGGACCATGCCGCCCAGCCAGTAACGCCGCAGCATCTCGCGTTGGACCGGGTGCATGGCGTTGAGCCGCTTCTGCCCCTCCAGAAGCCGCCGCATGGTCTGGATATAGGCCGGTTCCCGCTGCGGCTGCGTCTGATAATCCAGCATGTCGTGCAGCGAGGCGTCGTCCTGCACCCCCGGTAGGTCAGGATCGTTGTCGTGACGAACGACGCCGCCGGTTTGAAAGTGCCTGCGCGCGGCATCGTAGGTCCCGCGCTGGAGGGCACCGAGGATGGATGTCGGATCGTGCAGCACCGGACCGCCCCGCTGGAGACCGTAGTAGACCGAGCCGCCGTCGGCACGTCCCGCGCGCTGCTTGGAATAGGCAATCGCCAGCGCCTGCTGGCGCGATTGGACGTGCGGGGATTTGCCGACCTCACCCATCAGGGTGCGGACGTTTTGCTTGAACGCGCCCGGGCTGGAGCCGCTAACTAGAGGCATCGCGGCATTCCCATGGTAGCGGATGCGGTCGCGGCAGCGGGATGTCCTTGCTCGGCATCTCCATCAGCACGACGCCGCCGACCTCGATCCAGTACGGCATGACGTTGACGTCACTATCGGCCGTGCCAGGTCGGAAGTGCTCCAAGTGCCGGCGCATCGGCACCGGCTTCCAGCCGGCGCGGATCATGGCGAAGATATTGTCCATGTCGGGCTCGTCGGCGGTGATGAAGACGCGCTTCCACTGGTAGGTCATGCCCTCCGGCGGCGTGAGCAGCATTGTCGGTTTTGGCGACAGCGTGTCGGTTTTTGCGACAGCGGCGAGCGGGGCCACACCGGCAACGCCGGCCGCAGCTCCAATCCCGAACATCTTGAGGATGTTACGTCGGTTCTCGTCCATTGGTCGCCTCCTGCTTCTGCGCAACTCTGAGCTTATCCCGCAACGCAACAAGCGCGCGCCGGTCCTGGTAGGAGGCAAAATCGCGATTGGCGAGGTGCGCGCCGAGCCCAAGCCTATCGATGGCCTTGATGCGCGCCTCCACGTCCGCCAGCACCTCGGGCCCAGGCATCTCGATCTCCACCGATTCGCCCATTACGTCCCGACGATAAGCCCGCACCAGATACTCCCTCAAGCGGTCATCATCCATCAATCGGTCCTTGTAATGAATCTGCCGGTAAAGGCCGCCTGCAGCTCCTGGAACGCTTGCGCCGTCAGCAGCATCTCCTGCCCCAGCTGATCAACCCACGCCAGCTCTGTCGTCGGGACTCGCTGCTCCGGTCGCGCCGGCTGAGTGTTTTGATCCGAAAAGGTCATTTCACCACCCAATGTGCCCCATCATAAAACCCAAGCACGATATTGCCGCCGCCCCCGGCTATGACAGCACCCCAGGTGTTAACGGTGCTGTCGCTGATGCAAGCCAACATCCCCGCCTTCGGACCTTCCGGCAGCGCATCCGCCAGCTCGGCGAATGTGATCGGGCGCAAATTCAAACCAACGCCTTGTTCCAGCACATGGGCAATACCAAAGACCGCCTGCGTGATCAGCCGCTGGTTATGGACGAGCGCGTCTCCCCTCACGGGCGCCGCCCCGTTGGCTTCGCACGGTAGGTGACCGCGCCAACCCGCGCTGAAAAGCCAAGGAGCGGCGACCAATCGTAGCGGATCGCCACATAGCGAGCACGCAAGCGCGGATCGAAAAATTGCGTCGTCGGCGTCATCGAAAATGGACCAAAGGTATTCTCCGGGCCACCGGGATAGTTCTTGGTCTTGAGCCTGACCACCACCTCGCCGTTGTTGCCGAACCACTTGAAATCGGGATGGCATTGGCTGATCGAGGTCATGATCGAGCCATCGCCCAGCTCGGTGAAGCCGCTCTCGATGAACACGTCCATCATCGGATTGCCATCGTCGTCGAAGCCGCGCTCATGCTGCTGCACGAGCTGGTTCTCGTCCGCGCCCAGTGGCGTGCCCCAGATGGAGCTGTCGATCCAAGCCGTGCGCGTCAGCGTTCCGCTGTCCCACGCCTGCTGCATCGTGTTGTACTTGATGTACTTCGTCGGCTCGTTGTTCGGCATCGAGGCGCCGGTCCGGTTGTACGGCTGCACCTGGCCGCCCTCATCGAGCTGCGCACCCCAGATATAGGCGAATTGATCGGCGCCCACGTAGGCACGCGCCGAACCGTTGGCGAGCGCATAGGCAAGCCGCAGGTTTCCAGTATCGTCGGTGTGGAACGTGACGGTGTAACGCAGCCAGCCATTGCCACCGAGGCCGGTGGCAAAGCTGTCGGTCACCGCACTCACGCTATCGACGTGAAATGTCGGGGTCCAAGTCGAAGTGCCGACCTGCGCGCCGGTGGTCGGATTGAAAATCACCACGAAGCCGGCGGCGCCGCTGCGCGTATCGCCGCGCAGGCACAGGTTCCGCGTCGAGTTCTTGTGCGCGTAGACCGAGAACGTGAACACCTCCGGCTCGCCGAACTTCTGGACGCTCTGCGTGACCTCGTGCACGCCGGCGACGTCCTGCTCCTTCAGGAGCGTGGTGTTGCCGGTGCCATCCGGCGCGAGCGGGGTTCCCGTTATCGCCGCGGTTACCGAGGTCGCCGTCCACACAGCGGTGAAATCCTCAGAGGACAGAAGCTGGTTCTGTCCCGCCGGGAATACTGCATCTTTCGGCGGGAAGTAGAACGCCACCTCGCTGGTCGTGGAGTTCGCCGCCCCGTGGCACTTGTTGATGTTGATCGTGTCCAGGTTCTCGAAAATGAAATCCCAGACCGAGCACGGGATTTGTTGGATGCCGCTGCTGCCAAAGGACCACACGGCTTTGAGCGAAATCCAGAACGTCGTTTGGTCCAGGGTGACGATGGCATGCGGCGCGAGCAGCCCGCACCCCGTCCCCATGATGGTGAAGCCGTAGACCAGCGGCGGCCCGATGTACGACATCGACCACAAATCGACGTCGGTGAGCAGCAACGTCGTTTGCGGCGCCTGGATACCGCCGACGATCTTGGAACCGCGCGAGAGCCGGTAGCTGCCGGCCTGGTTGCTCACGGTCCCCTGCCAGACGTCATAGGTGCCGGCATCGGAGAACCGCACGAACAACGGATCGATGATGCCGCTCCCAAGGTGGGCCTCGGTGCCGAACAGGATCACCTGCGCCTGCGGCATGGTGGTGAACATGCCGTTCGAATGTTGCGGCGCCGTGGGCGCGCTGCCGCCGCCGACGATGTTCACGAACGGCGCATTGCCGATCGGCGGGTTGTAAACCCACAGCGGACCGCCCGTGCTCAGCGCCAGCCCGTTCTGGCCTTGGTTGCCGAGGAACCAGGTGTTGACCTGCGGATTGCCAGGAGTGATCTGCTGCGCAACACCGAGCACCGTGGGGAGTGATGTGACGACAGAGCCGTCGGTGCCGTAGAGCAACGAGCTGCCCTCAAAGACCTGGTGGCTCGGGACCGGCGAAGCCACAGTGCCGCCCACGCCGTCGCCGAGACCAAACATCGCCATCGAGAACGTGAAGTGATCGGCGTCAATCACGGTCGCCACCCCCGCCGAGGTGCTCCCCGCCGGCGCCGAGAAGCTGATCTGCTCCCAAACGCCGGGAGCGCCGAGGCGCAGTGTCGTCGTGGCCGCGAAAGCAAACGTCGCCCCTGGCGTGAGCCCGTGGTTGCGAAACGTACAGGTCATGCCGTTGACGATGTTGTTCAGAAATAGCCGGATGCCGTAAGTGTCCTCGGTGTAGAGCGCGTTCGACGGCATGTCGAAAGTGAAGCCGCCGGTCGCGAGCGCCTTGATCGTGTAGACAGCCTGCGCGGGAAGGATGACGCCGCCGATCGAGAGCGGCAGGAAAATCCTGAATTGTTGTCCCGGTGCAGCAAAAGCCCAGTTGATGTGGGCCGTGACGGTGGGTGAACCGACGTTGGCATGGAACGTCGTGCCGCTGGTCATGCCGGTTGTCGGGACCTGGGCGCCGGTCAGCGGGAATTGCGAGCCCATCGCGAAGTGCGTGTTCTGGACGAGAAGCTCCAGGCCAAAATCGGTTCCGACCAGCAGGTTCTTGAGGTTGTCGAGATCGAGCCACGCGTGCATGCGCCGGATCAGCGCCAGGAACGGATCCTGCACGAGGCGCTCCCAGCCGCCCATCTTCTCCAGGAAACCGTAGCGCCAGCGCACGCGATTGCCGCGATACCAGGCGCCCTGCGCCTGCACCTGGCTGGCTTGTGAGAGAAAGCCCGGCTGCGCTTGCGGCTTGATCAGCGGCATCAGGGCGCCCTTGGCTGCGCGAGCGGCGCCGGCATTGCCGCGGTGAAGCCCGGGCCCTCGCCGCGCATGCGTGCCGCCTCAAGCGTGACGCCCATGCGCAGGTTACTGTACTGTGCTTCCCAGCTCGCCGCCCGCTGCGGATCATCGGCTTGCGCACCGAAATCGCGCTGGTAGCCAGCCGCGAAGATCATGCACGCACAGATGAACATCTCGGGATAAAAGACACTGAGGAAGGTCTCGGGGTTCGTGTTCGAGAGCGGCAGCGGCCGAATATCCCCCAGGAACTCGACCGGATAGGCCTGATCCGGCGTCGGCATGAAGCGCACGCGCAGCTGCAGCGCCTGTGAGGGAACGGTCGGCGGCGGCACAGCCGGCGGCGCGAAGCCACCGACCACCGCGTACTTCTGCGGCGGTCCGCGGCGGAACGATTCCTGCGGCCAAAGATAATCCAGCACATCGGGTTGGATGCGCTCCAGCGGCGTGCGCTTGCCGCTGATCGTGATGACATTTCCGCTTGCGGCTGGCGTGATGAGATTGATGCTGCGCAGCGCCATCACCGAGATCGGCAAGAGCACCTCGCGGTTGCGCGCGATCAGCGTGATCGGCTGCGTCTGCGTCATCAGCACCTGCAGGAAGACGATCTCGCGGTAGATGCGCCCATCGGCATAGGCGAACATCGTAGGAAGGATGCGTCGGAAGTTCTCGTCGCTGTCGTTGAGCGGCACCTCGTTCATTGTTTTGAGCTGCTCGACCACCTCGTCGTAGGTCATATGATGGCCACTCCTTGGATGTGCGACCACAAGCTGCGCTGGTCGGTATCGCTGGTGATGACCAATGCCCGCACGCAATAGGTCACGCCAGGCTGGAGACCGCCAATTCGCTGCATCGTCGCTGTCGGTACGGCATTGCCCTGCGTCGTAAAAATGAACGGCGCGCCTTGCAGGCGGTGCATCACCTGGGGATCGTCGCCCTGTGTAATGGATATCGACCAGACCGCGCTGACGAGCTTCTCACCGCCAACGCCGAGATCATTCACGAAATCGAAGGCATAGACCAAGCTTTCATCTGGTTCTGCCGGATAGAAATCGCGCCCAACGTACAAGGCCGCCTCCTACATGCTTCCTTCCAGAGGATATGTGCGCCGCACCTCGTTCTTGAGCACCTGATCCGGTTGGATGATCTGGAACACCCGCACGTCGAAGAACGTGACCGGGTTCTGAAAGAACGGCGGGGTGACGTGAAGGAGCGGAAGCAACGTCGCCGTCGTGCCGAAGAAGATGGCCGGGTTCTGCACGAAGGGCGGGGTGATGTGAAGGAGTGGGAGCACCGTCTCCGTCGGGGGAAAGAACGTGTTCGGGTTCGCAAAGAAGGGCGGCGTGAGGGTGAAGTTGGGCATCAGCGAACCCTCCTGGCGCGGATGAACCCGAATGCGCCGACGCTCCCGGGCGTGAAACCGACAAACACGTTGAGAAAGACATCCTGGCTAGCTGTCACGTTCACGCGCAAGGTCGGCAAAGCGTATTTGATGTAGGAGATGAAGTTGAACGGCGTGTTGCCGTAGAGGGGTTCGAAGATCGATGACGCGTTATCAGCCTGCGGTACCGCCCCCGACGTTGTTGCCAGCCCCGCGCTGATATATTGCACCGCGGTCGCTGCAGCCCCGCTGAAGCCGACGTAACCATCGACATCCCAATCTCCGGCGGTGAGCGTCGCGCCTGCGGAGCCCAAGCTGAAGATCGGTGTGGCTGTGGAGTTCGCAATGTTAACAGCTGACGCTTGGACGAGCTGGGCCGATTTGAACTCGCCGACATTTCCAGCCGCGGCATTGGAGCCATCGGCAACGCCAGCGATGCCGCCGCCCGGCGCCAGCAAGCCGCTGACATTCAGCGCCCTGGCAAAAGTGGCATTGCCGGTATTGCGACCGATCGTGAGGTCCGTCTCGATTAAGGTGCCGTTATCGTCGTAGCGCGCGATGGTGAAATTCGAGCCAGCGTTGCTCCCGCCCTCAGCGAGAGTGTCTCCCAGATTGAGAGCCCAGCGTGCATTCGCTCCTGTGCGCCCGAAAATCGCGTTGGCTTGGCCGGCAGCTGCCTTGGTCAAATTCAGGATTGGAGCTGCCGCGCTGATGGTGAGAGTGCCCGTCAGCGTGCCGCCGGTCAGCGGCAAGAACGAGCCCGTCGCGTAGCCCTGCGCCTTGACGAACGCCGTCGTCGCGATCGATGTGGTGTTGTCCGCGGTCGCCGGTGTTGGCGCTTTCGGATTGCCCGTGAACGTCGGCGAGGCGAGCGTCGCGTAGGCGCTCAGATCGATGGTCATATTGCCGGCGGTGAGCGCAAGCGGCGCCGTGGCCGAGACCACGCCAGGCGGCCCTGTCGCCCCCGTCGGGCCTGTCGGTCCCGCCGGCCCTGTTGTCCCGGTTGTCCCTGCCGGCCCCTGCGGCCCTTGTGGGCCCTGTGATCCGGTCGTGCCGGTCGTTCCCTGCGGTCCTTGCGGGCCGGTCGCACCCGCCGGTCCTGTCGCTCCCGGTGGCCCCGGTACGGTGCTGTCGGCACCCGCGGGCCCTGTTGGCCCTGCTGGGCCCGTTGTCCCGGGCGGGCCTGGTACGGTGCTGGCTGGCCCTGTCGGTCCTGTTGGTCCCGCCGGGCCTGCCGGTCCTGTCACCCCCGGTGGTCCCGGCACGGTGCTGGCGGCGCCCGGAGGCCCCGGCGGTCCTGCCGGACCAGGTATCCCAGCCCCCGACGGTCCCGGCGGGCCGGGCGGCCCTTGAGGACCGATATCGGTGACGAAGGAGATATCCGGCGGCCCCGGATCAACGATGAGATCGGCGGTGACCAGCGCCGCCGTTACCTCGATGTTGATGATCTGGACGGTTTCATCCATCACGCATCACGGCGGAGTGCTGTCGGTGATATCCGGCGTGACGGTGACCGGGCCGGCAAGCGGCGTCTTCACGTCACCCGAGGTATAGGTGAGCTGCAGGTCCCAGAAGCCGGCCGGCGGCAGCTGCTGGCTATCCGGGGAGGCAAGAAACAGGTCGATGATGTTGGGCAGCGTGACGCTGCAGATCAGATCGGTGATCATCATGCCGGCCGGCCGATCGCGGATTTGCGATTTGGCAACGACGCCGGTGAGATCGAGTGGATTTTGCCCCTGATCCCAGAGCTTAAATTGCAGGCGTAGCGTGTCGCCGCGGTAGATATCCAACGGCAGGATTGCTGGCTGCATCGATGTTCACCACGGATCGAAGCTCTTGGATTCCTCGACGTGGAACGGCGCCTGGATCACCTGCGTATAGGGAAAGATCGAACGCCGATGGCCGGTCACGCTGTCGTAGTGGGCATCCAGCAGCAGGCTTTTGGCGCGTCCCATGATCTCGTCAAAGCTCGCCTCGGCATCCTTGCGCAGCGGCGTTCCCATGCGGATCGAGGACAGCAGCAGGCTCACGGCAACATCGCGGATGATCTCGAGCGGCGCGCCATCGCACAGCTTGCCGACCTCCTCAAAGAGCGCGCGGCCGTCGATTTGCTGCAGAGGATCCTTGGTCATCGCAACCCTCAGAACATGAATATGCCATTTGGATTCCACGACACGACGAGATTGCCGCCGGCGGGCGTGACCGGCAAACCGGACGTAACCGTGTCGAGGTAGTAGACCAATCGCCAGGTCGTGTTGGCACCGGGGTTGTGCCGATAAAGCACAACAGCCCCGATCGTCCCGGCGACGGAGATGAAGGTGCAATCGTTGCCGTCGAAGACGAGACCTGTGCTGCCAGCGACCGTTGCGACACTGACCGTCGGCGCCGTGACCTGCAGCGGCACCCCCTGCACGTTGGCGCCGAGATCGGTGTAGAACTGGTGTGCCTGGGAGTAGACGTAGTTGGCGCCGCCGATGGTGACCAGCGCACAGTAGACGCCATTGGCAGCATCGCCCTGATCAAGCGATTTGAGCGTTAGCGCTTCCGTGACCAGCGCTTGCTTCCACTTCGGATAAAGAGCGTTCCCAGTAGCCATCTTCGCTCACTCTCAGAGCATGAATATCCCAGCCGCGTTCCAGTTGATGGTGATGTTGCCGCCGTTGGGCTGCACCGGGAAGCCAGCACCTGTGTCGCAGTAGTAGATCAGCCGCCAAGTGCTGTTCAGACCGGCATTGCGTCGGTAGAGCACGAGGGCATCGACCGTGACAAAGCCCCCGGCCGTGGTTGTGACCTGTAGGAAGGTGGAATCGTCCCCGTCAAAGACGGGACCTGGAAAGGTCCCCGCCCCGATATTGACGGTCGGCGTCGTGATCTGCTTGTCCAGCGGCCCCGGATTGGATTGGGGGAAAGGGCCGTTGAAGACAGCCAATTCATGCCCGCTCCCGACCGTCGGCGCCATGAGGAGATCGGTGTAGAACTGGTGTGCTGCGCTATAGGTGTAGCCGAGCGCCTGAGTGGGGGTGCCGACGTTCAGCAGCGCGCAGTAGACGGCGTTGTTGACATCGGTCTGATCGAGCGATTTGTTGGCCTGCGCCTCCTGTACCAGCGCCTGCTTCCATTTCGGATAGACAACATTTCCGGTTGGTCCAGTGCCCATAACGTCCTCAAGGAATCTTCGGCGGCACGTATGACGGATCGGTCTGATCGGGCTCGGGCCGCTCTGCACGCGGATTGAGGATCGGCACCGGATCGGCCGGCAGCACGATCGGCCGCAAGGTCGGATTGGGGAGATCGTTGCAGGCCGGGCACACGAGCCAGCCGGTCCTGCGGATCTCGCGGCCGGCATACTGCATGTCCCACGCCAGATCGCGATGATTGTAAAGGAAGCCGCAGCGATCACAGATCGCAAACGCCGCCGGCTTCTGCGGATCGAGCTTGGCGTGGCCTTTTGGTGCAAAGCTTCCCAACTCATGCGCTCCTAGTAGGCTGCATCCGTGTAGATCGCCATCGCCGGCACGATGCGCAGCGGCGCGTTCTCGACGTCGCGGTTCTTCGCCTTGGTGAACGCACCGACGGCGCGCGAGGCCAGCTCCTCCATCCGCGCCGGCGCATAGAGTTCGGCAAGCTTGAACGCGAGCCCCGAGACATACGCCTCAAGAAACCGATAGGGCGTCTCCGGCGTGATGCCGCCCGGGATCACCGCGTCCTGTAGCTGGCGCGCACGGAAGTAGCACAGCTGCCGCGGCGCCCGGTCATCCGGCGGCTGCCACAACGTAATGGTGGGCAGGATCAGGTGGTTGAACCAGTAGACCGTCGGATCGCCCGGCGTCACCTTGTCGGGATAGCTTGCGTAGGTATCGCGATCGACCGAGGTGATGATGCGGTCGCGCTGCGGAGGATCGCCCGGAGGCGTGCCGGTCCTGATCCAGGCCGCCATGATCATCACGGTCGATGGATCGACGTCATAGGTCGCCTTGAACGGCTCGATCGGCGTGGTCGTTTGTTCGACCGTCCAGAGATTGACCTGCTCGTTCGACCAATCGACCTGCAGCAGATTCGCCGCCATCGCCGCATCGAAGAGGTGATCGACGCTCAGCGCGTTGCGCCGGATTTGGCAGCGCCCATAGGCGTGGATGACGATATCGGCGAGCGCCGGATACCATTGGTAGGTGTTGCTCGACGGCATTTGCTACACCAGCACGACGGGGATCGGCGTGACCGGCGCCGCCTTCGTCGCATCGAAGGGGATCGAAAAGACCGTCTGCGTCTCGACCGGCGCGACCGGCACCGAGCCGTCGGTTATCACCACGACAGGAATCGCCGCGACCGGCGCCGCCGGAACGGTGCCGACAGCGACGATATGCACGGGCAGCGCAGCCACCGGCGCGAACGGCACCGGAGAGGACGGCACCGAGCCCACTTGCATCAGCGTCAGCGCACTGGTCGGAGCAATGGCCATACCGTTCCTCAAAGGGCGAAGAGGCTGGACCTTGCCCGTGCGAAGAGGGACTCCCGTGGCAAGCCGGCCCAGCCTCTTCTAAATTCCCCCGTGGTAGGGGGAACCTTATTTCCTGACGTTGAGCGCAAAGTTGACCTTGCGCATCATCTTGGTGTTGCCGGTGCGTTCGGCCTGCGCCTTCTTGGCCTGCAGGCTTGAGGTCGGGATTTTCTGTCCTTCCTTGGCGCCCATCGCCTTGCGCAGTGAACCGACGGTCCCTCTGCGTTCCATGCTTTCACGAGCACCAGCAATCCATCCGCCGGCCTTGCGTTTTGGCGGACCAACTTCTTTCACTGAGGGACGTAGATCGAGGTCGAGTTCTTTCACTGAGGGGCGCTCTAACTCCACATTGGGCAGCGCCGGCCTCTCCTCTTCACTATCGGTCGCGCGCTTGCCGGTGCCGCCATAGCCCCACTCTTTCGAGGGATGGCGCGTGAACTCCTGCTCGGAGTCCGTCCACGGCGGACGCGGAGCATTGAAGCTGCGGGCACGAAACCCTGGCGGAATAGCGCCGCCAGCCTGATAGGGACGGCCGGGATTGCGGCCGATCGATTCGACACCCCTCACCACATCACGGGCAACATCAGGCTTTTCGAGAGCAGGCTTGGGAGTCGGCGCAGGGAGCGCCTTGACCGCGCCACCGCCCTGAAACTTCTGGCGTACGGCGCCATCTGGCGGCGCGTTCGGCGTGTTGGGATTGATCGGCTCCACGTCACCAGGCGGCCCGGGTTTGCGGAAGCTCGCCAGCCGATCGGCACGAGGACGTGCTGTGCCGCCCTCAGCTTTGCCGTGGAACGGCAGCCGCGTTTTCTTCTTCTTCAGGCCGCGAAGGAGGTTCTTGCGTCTCATTTGCGCGCCCCCTTCATGAAGTGGCCGCGGCGAAACGTGGGCGAGCGGTCGGCGCGCTTGCTCGATGCGCCGCCACTCACCTTGGCGTGGAAGGTGTTGCCGGTGATGCGCTTGGGGTTGGGCGGCCAGCGTGGGGGCTTGCCGCCCTTGCAGGGGTCGGCCTCTTCGCCGACGAAATCGTCACGCAGGTCGCGCGGCGAATTGCCGATCGGACCAGAAGGCGGTCGTGCCATCGGTAACCTCCATGCGCGCGCCGCCTTACGCCGTCGGGAACGATCCGTACACGGACCTCCAATCGAAATACGAGAAGGTGTAGCGCTCGCGGCCCTTCACCTTGAGGTTATCCGTGTCGAAATCGACATACATGTCCATCTCGAACGCAACACGGTCATAGTAGATCAGGCCGCGCTTGTCGGTCTTGACGTACCAGGCGAAGTTCGACGTCAGGAACTCGTTGACGATGTAATCGCGCAAGCCGCCGCCGACGTGCTGAATTGCGTTGACATCGTTGTCGTTGGTTCCCGGACGCAATTCGGTGCGCAGGAGTCGCACGATAATGGGTTCCAGCGCGGCAGGGACCAGCACCAGCTCCGCGCGTGCCGCAATCTTGATGTTGCGCTCGTCCACCCACGTGTTGCGGATGGTCGTCATCGCGTTGAGCAGCGTGCTCTCATTGAGATCTACGTCGGCCGCCGGCCGGTTGCCGACCACGCCGACATCAACCGGATGGTTCGTTGCAAAGAGCGCAACCTGGTCGCCGCCGACGGTCTGGTCGAACACAGTGCCGTTGTTGAAGATGTTCGCCGCGTAGATTTCCTTGGTGACAGCGAACACATCCTGCAGGCCGAGGTTCGACGGATTGAACTCCGCCTTGTACTGATTGTCCTCCACCGCCTTGCGGGTGATGACGTAGCCGAGGCTCAGCTCCTTCATCTCCGCGCTGTAGAGCCAGCGCTCGCCCGCTTTCGTGTCGAAGTAGGTCGATGCGCCCTCATTCTTCTCGCGCGCCAGAGGCAGATACGCCATCTGCGTGCGGCGCTCCAAAGCCATCTTGGAATTGCGCTTTTCAAAGAGGCGCGACCACTTCGTTTCGATCTTGCGATAGCGACCTTCGACCGCGGCCAAGCCGGGGAAAAGCTCGTTCTTGATCGATGCAAGGTTGATAGCCATAGCTCAACTCCTTTACGAGCTTGCCCGCGTTAGATGCCGATGCCCTTGGTGAGGAACCACTCGTTCGGCATCACCTCGACGATATTGTTCGCCGAGGTGACGTCGTAGCCGTCGCCAATGAACACCCCGTTATTGGAAGGGCCGAGGATTCTGAATGGGACGGTGGCGCTCGCGCCCGGCACGCCGAGCGACCATTTGGAGAAGCCGGTGGTGGAAGCTGCCACCACGACGTCGGCGGTAGCGCCGACATCGGCCAGCGTGATCGGACCGGCGGATGCCTGCACCTCGAACACGACGTTGGGATCGTCAATGACAAAGGCGTCAACCAGCCCGACGGCACCGGCGCCGGGCCAATAGTTGGTCCAGATCGGGTAGCCCATCACGGCGGAGAGGAAGTGGCAGCCGATAAAGATGCCACGAAAAACGTGCCCGGCGGCTGGAGCAGCAACGGCAACCGTGCCGTCGGCGAGCGCCACCACACCGTCGCCGCGGTTGAGCGCGCCGGCGGTGTTCTGCATCTTGCACTGGGTAAAATTGCCGGTCCAAGCGGCGCCATCGAAGCGACGGATGGGCTTGAAGCCAAAAGGCGCGATGGTGTTCGTCATGAGCTGACGCTCCTAGCCGTGCGGGATCAGGTGGATTTCCCGCCCGAGCATCGGGCGCAGCTTGCGGCGCGCTTACCCGCGTCCGAGCATCGGACACGGGGCCGGAAGGCTATTCGTCGCCGGGGATCTCGATCGCCTCGCGCGTGGTGCGGTCGGCGAACACTACCCGGGGCGCACTTCCCTCCGGCGTCGCGGCCAATGTCGTCTGGTTGACGCGCATGGCGCGAGTCGCCGCCTTAATCTCCTCACTTCTTGCCTTCACTGTCAAGCGCATCGGCCGTTCCATCAGGATCATGTCCTTGACCAGGACCGGCCCTTCCGCGCCGTCGGGACCAAAACGTCCAGGGAAATTGTTGTGGTGCACCTCGCGCCAACCCTGGTTGTGGTACTCGCGCATCTCGGCAAAATCGCGCTTGCCGTAGGTCTCGAACCTCTTCCAGTTGAAATCGATCTCGAGGTCGATTCTGGCCGGATCGCCGCCGTTGGTCGGCGCATACTGCGCCATGATATCGGCGATATCGAACGGATCGATGTTGGCGTTGCCCTCGCGTAGCCGCTCGCGTGTCGGATCGACGGTCAACCGGACAGCGCCGCGCGGGCCATCCCCGGTGCGCGGGAGATCGCGGGGAGAGGGCACACGCCCGTTCGGTTGCTGGGCTGGAGATGATGCCAGGCCCGCCGTTGGCTCGTTAAGCTCGTTCATTGAACCTCTCCTCTAAAGTATCTGTCAGGTGATCGGCGTGACGCGGCCCTCTTTGAGCAGCCGCACGTAGTTGGTCACCCACTCCTTGATCGGCACGCCCTGCTCCTCGGCGAGGCGGCGCATCTTTGGCGTCACGTTGATCGTGCCGTCGGCGTTGGGCAAGCCAGGCCCTGCGCGCTCGGGGCCACCGCCGCGCGACACCGGAGCCGCCGTTGACGGCGCCCGCCCAGGTCGGGGGGCCGCCCCACCGCCATCCCCCGCGGGGGCTCTGCCGAGGATGCCCTCGATGTACTCAAAATAGCCCGCGGTATCGACAATATGGCCCTCGTCCAGGGCACGCTCGTGCGCATCGATGGCGGTGCGCTTGAGCGAGCCGTCGCCGCGCACCAGCTCGGGATGCTTGCGCAGGAACGCCTGGGTTGACGGGGTGCGGTTCATGATCGCGCGTTCGAGCGGATCGGTCGGCAGCTGCGCCGGCTGTGCCGCCGGCCGCGTCGTCGTCGGCCGCGCGTGCTGCTGCTTCATCGTCTCGCGCTGCTCGGCGAGCGTCTGCTTGTCACGCTCGAGAATCGCCAGCTGGCCGCCGAGCTTGTTCAAGCGCTTGTTGATGTCGGCGACGGTCTTGAAATCGCCGTCGGCGTAGGCACCCTCCTGCTGCGACGTCAGCGCGTCCATCTGCTCGGTCGCGGCGGTGATCTGGTTCTCGGTATAAAGCTCGTAGGTGGTCATGCCGCGCGCTTCGGCCTCGCGGGCAAAGCGGATGGCGTTGTCGCGCTCCTGCTGCAACCGCTGGTTTTCCTGGGCAGTGGTAGCGCGCGCTCGGCGTTCGTCGTCGATCTGGCGTTCGAGGGCCTTAAGCCCGTCCGCCGCAACAGGCACAGGCTTAGCCGAGGAGGGACCGGGGACAGGCGCGGGCTTACCCCCAGGCTGGGGCGCGCGCTGCTGCTTCTCCTCCTCGCTCAGGGCTCCCTCTTCAGCCTCTTTCTCAAGATCGGCGAGATTGAGCGTCAGCTCCTCACCCTCGTCCTCTGCGGTTGCTGCTTCAGGCATAATGATTCCTCGTGGTGTCCCTCGTTAGTAAACGAACCTCGGATCATCCCACTTGCCGATGATCGCCGTGTCTTTGACGTAGCGGCAATGGATGCGGTTGAGCGTCGCCTGGCGCGCGTCGTGGATGTCCCACTGCACCCAATCGCCGATCTCCACGTTCTGATCGTGGAAATAAACCCCCAGCGCCGGCTCGTCACGGAAGGCCAGTGGGCCTTTCCCCACCACAAGCCCGACCTTGCCTTGCCACAGCGCCTCGTTGTGGCTCGTGTCGGTGCGGTAGAACTTGGTGCCGTTGGGCAGGATGTCGAACGCCGGGAGATAATAGGTGGCGCAGCACACAAGGCTGCCCATGAAGCTGCAATGCGGCGTCCAGAGATCGCACCGCTCCATCAGGAACGCCTTGGGATCGCGGGCATACTCCTCGGCCAGCTCCTCGTTGTTGCCCCACGGCGTCACCGGCGCCTGGTGCATCGTGCCGAGGTTTCCAGCAGCAACTCCTCCGACCTGCAGCATCAGCGTCCTCTTTGCGGCTCGTTCATCTCGCGCGCGATATCGCGCATGGCCTTGAGCACCTCCTCGTAGGTGAAGATGATGCCCTTGATGCGAACGAAGGTTTCCCAATCGTTCGCGGCGAGGACCTGCCGAAGGAGCCCCTCCTCCTTGGCATCGCCGTCAAGCCGCTTGCGGATTTCCCGCGCAAGCCGGTCCGCAAAGGCGACGTCGATCTGATCGAGCAAGCTCAAAGCTCCGTCTTGTCCGGCACCTTGGCTGCCGCCCTACTAGCGCGCAGCCGACCGAGGCCGGAGCCGGAACCGCCTTTAACGCTACCGCCGCGCTGATAGCCGACACCTTGATTGTGATGGATTGGCGCAACAAGGCCGCCGCGCCGGGGCGCCGCCTTCTGCACGGAATCGCCGCCTTTATGTTTTTTCACCCTTCTCCTCCTGCTTGATCATCCGCTTGAAGAGTTTGCGATCCTGCGCCTCGTCGTCATGCTTGGCGCTGCCGCCGCGCTTGAAGCCGACCGTTGTCCCTGGCGCCGGGCGCAGGCGCTGTGACGCCAGCGTATTCGGCGCCGGGATCATCTGCGGCTGGGCCGGGATCGCGGGGCGACCGGAGATCGTCCTGGCGCCCTGTTGCGCCGGCTGGGGCGTCTGGATGCCGGGCCGAGGCCCGATCAAGCCGCCATAGGGGAGCGTCCCGCCGGCCTGGCGCCGCTTGACCGCCCCACCGCGCCGCTGCGTTGAGGGTGGCGCCAAATCCGCCGCAGGAGGCGGCGCATCGCCGGCACTGACGCCGGCACTACCAGCATCGCCGCCGCCCAGGTTTACCTCTTCAGCCGCACTCCCGTCCGCGTCGCTGTCGTCATCGTCGCCCTTCTTCTTGACCGCGCCACCGTTGGCGCGCTTGCTCACCCGGCCGCCCTTCCTGTGCGCCGACACGGCGTCCTCGACATCGGTCGTCGGCGAGTGGGGGAAGCCGCGGTAAGCGCGACCGACATCGCCGCCGGCCTGCTTCTTCACCACGCCGCCACTTTTCATCCCGGGCATGCCGGCGCCGAGCGGACGTGGCGGCAGACCGCCGGCCATCGGGCCCATCGGCGGCCGCGGGAGCATGGGTGGCGCGCCACCGCCCATCGGCGGGGCGACCGGCGGTGCACCTCCCGCCATCGGGGGCGCCATCGGGGGCGCCATCGGTGGCCGCACCGGGACCGGGACCGGCATGGGATGACCGCGGCCGCTGCCGCCGCCGCCGCCGAAGCCGCGACCGCCGGAGCCGCCGGGCGCGGCGATGACGATGTTCGTGGTGTGGTGCGGCTTGTGCTTGCCCTTGACACGACCGCCGGCAGCCATCCGATCGGGGCGCTTCCTGCCCTTGCCGCCGGAGATCGTCATCGGGGTGGAGCTGCCGGCGTGGGTGCCGGGATAGCTCGTCTTCTTATACATTTTCGAGTAGCCCCAGGATTTGCCGGCGGTCGCGCCAAGCTTCCCCAGACGCCGCTTCACTGACGCTTTCGCTTCGCCTGCCATCGGGTGGGCCATAGTTTGCCTCCATTCTAAAGAATGCGTTGAACCGGCCACATTTGCGCGAACTGCTGAGCGACCGGGGTCGCCAGCGGGTGCACCATTGCGCTCTCGGCGAGCTGCATGCGCTCCAGCTGGAGCTTGTTGCCCTCGATCAGCTCGCGTGAGGAGCGCTCCTCGCGACGATCCTGCAGCTGCAGCATCTCGGTCATCGCTTTGATGCGCTCGCTCAGGACCTGCAGCTCGGCTTTCTGGGCGCTGTCCTGCGTCTTTTGCTGCAATTCGGCGAGCTTGGTCTGGATGTCGCCCATCGCCTTGATGGCTTTGGGATCCTGCTGCTGCCCTTGCTGCGGCGCAAACAGGTCATCGACCGAGCCCATGCCGACCATCGTCGTAATCCTGCGCGCGACCGCGTGCAAATCCCACATGGCGGGGTTCATCTGCACCAGCTGCACCAGGGCGACCGCTTTCATCACCCGGATCGTGTGCGACGGCGTGTTCGGATCAGCCTGCGGCTCCAGCGTGCAATCTTCCAGCGCGCGCTTGATATCCTCCAGCTCCCACTGCGCCGAAGGTGTCGGCACCGCGCACATCAAAGCTTGCGGTTCTTCCCGGAACAGGTCGCGCAGGAGCGAAAATTCCTCGGCCTGGGCGATGTGCATGCCTTTGTGCACGGAGTCCAAAATTTTGACGGCTTGATCCAACATGGCCAAGGTGGTTCCCACCGGCACGTCCTGCCGGCCCTCGCCGACCATCAGCTCCGGTGTGCCCCCAACTCGACGGGCCTCATCTTCAATATGTTTGGTCACCTGGACCAGGCCGGCGGTGACGTCCTTGTATGGCAGCGGCATCACCATGCCGCGGATATCCTGGCCGCCGGTGTTGACCTTGACGCCGGCGCCGAGGCCCACCCGAAACGTCATGGTGTCCTGCCGGGCGACGGTCTCGGAATAAAGGAAGCCCGGCCAGCTGGAGAACCCGGCGCTATCGAGGGCGAGCCGCCATGCCGTCGTCACCGCGGCGGTGGCATTGCCCATGATGTTGAGCAGGCCGATGCCGTAGAAGCCCAAGCCATCGACGAAGGGATACTTCACGATCGGCATGTGCTTGAGGTAGCGATCGTCGTCCTCGTCCCAATTCCGGCGAACCTCCATCACCTCCTGGCTGTCTTTATCTATTGAGACACGGTACGGGAGGGGGAGACCTGTGTAGTGGCCATCTTCCTTGTGTTCGAAGCCGGCGATGTCCAGCTCGCAATAACATTCGTAGACCGTGTGCTTGTAATCCTCCGGGCGTTGCGACCAGGCGGTCAACCCGGCGACGTCATCGGTCGCCTGCTCGGCGGCGTCCTGCTCGGGCGGCATCGGCGGCGTGAGATCAACCTTCCGATAGCTGCCGGCGAGCTGCATGCGCCGCATCACGCTCTGTCGCATCTCGATACGGTGCGTGACGCGACCGCATTCCTGCAGCGACACTTCATTGTCAGAGACGATGATGTCCTCGGCATCGACCGAGCGTGAGACCGGCCGGCGCCTGATCGGACAGCGATAGACCTTCTTGAAGCCGCAGCCGCCGAAGCCCTGCATCAAAAACATACGATTGGTGTCGGGGTAATATTCCTTGTCCGCGACCGTCAGGTAGCGGTTGAGCAAGGTCTGCAGATCCTCGGCGAGGATGTCGTTATCGGCGCCGGTTTCCTCGCGCGGGCGCTGCATCTGCTTTTCGAGGAATTGCCGCCGCGGTGTCTTGATGGTGGTGGAGCTTGAGACCTTGACCGGCCCACCCGCCGGCAGCATCTCGCCGCGGGCGTTGGCCTGGAAGCGCAGCACCGCGTCCAGGAGGATGGGGGTGCGAACCGTGGTCTGCCCCTCGACCGCCGTGTCGGCGTCGGCGGAGGGCGAGCGCGGGTTTTCCACCTTCAGGGCGAGATGCTTGATGCCGGCGGCGCGGCGCTCGATCCATTCGCGCCTGGTCTGGATATCGGCGTCGATGCCGTTGAGGAGATCGTCGCAAATGCGCGCGAGTTCGCGCTCGTCGATAAATTCGGCGAGGTTGGCGCCGTGCGCCTTGGCGCTCGCGCGGCTCTCTGGCTTGACAAGTTTCCGGCCGTCGAGGCGGATCAGCAGCGAGCCGTCGGCCTGCTCGATACCGATGCTCTCCGGCGGCGCGTCGGCGTCTTCCTGGATAACGATGGTGAGGGGGCCGCGATCGTCGGTCGGGCCGGGCCCCAAGCCCATCACATCGCTTTCGTTGCGATAATGATCCGCGGGCGCGATGCCGTTCCCGTTCGCCATCTATCCAGCCAAAAGGTTTCACGTGAAACCAATCTAGCCGAATGCCTACGATTCGCCAGGGTAGGAGTGAAGTTAGCGACAGGCAGGGCTGCAAGCGAACGCCCGAGTGGTGATGAAATCCACATCCCAGGGCCGCGGACGCCGGCTACGCCTGCCTCGGTTCCGCCGGTTCATATTCGGGGGAGCATCACTCCCCGTCTATGCGCCCCTTTCGAGTGCCCTGTCTGCCGCTAACCTCGCTCACATATCCAGGCACGGCGCCCAGAGCAGGCTCCACGCCCAAATGCCATGGTCCTCGTGAAACGTCTGCCCGATGCAGATCGAAAACCCGACCTTGATCCTCATGGCGTTTAGACACTGACCGTGGCTTTGCGCCGCTTCTTATTTGTCTTCACCAAATGTTGCGCCCCCTCCGATCTGGCAAAATCCGCTAATTGCTTGGCCGTTTCAGGATGCTCCATCGCATCGATGAGCTGCGCCGCGATGATCTCGCCGAGCAGGCCCGGGCGATCTGCCAGGCCGTGTGCCGCGAGCACTTCCATGAGCTTGCTGGGCTTTGCCGTCATTGCTGGACCCCCATCGCCGGATAGAGCGGGACCGGCGCGCGCCGGTATTTGTTCTCCTCGATGTCGTCGAGGTCGTCCTCGTCCGGGAGCTGCGCCAGCCCGAGAAGCCGCATGTGGGCAAGCGCCTGCGCCATCGCATCGGCCAGATCGTCGTGCGTGCCCTTGGGCATCTCCGCACACTCGGTCATCACCCGATCGGCCCAATCCTTGAACAGATAATCCGTGCCGCTCAGCTCAGCCGGCGCGTAGATAAGCCCGCACTCAAAGAGGTTCTGCACCGCGTACATGCGGGCGATCTTGTCGCCCTCCGGGGTGACGAGCTGGACGCCGAAATCGGCACGGTCCTGGGTTTTCGGGTTCTGCGCCAGGACGTCGGAAATAACTCTTCCTCGACGGCGCAGCTCCTGAGAGACCGGATAGCCTGACGCTTTGTCCTCGATGAGCACCCGGTCCACTTTGAACTTCTTGCAGGTTTCCTCGATTTTGCGAATGAGTTCATAGAGTTCGAAGCGCTCCGCCCACGCCCACATGAGGATCAATCTACGGTTCCCCCACATATCGCGGCAGACGCCAAGGACCACCGCGGCCGAGGGATCGTTCTGCTTTTTTTCGGTCTGCGCCGTGTCCAGGCTCAAGACCGTGTAGCTCATGATCGGGAACTTGGGCCACGGGACGCCGAACTTGCCGCATTCGTCAGCAGTGTAAGGTCGCCAGTGCTCGCGCTTGATAATTCCACCACCACGAGGGGCGGGACGCTGCTGATACTGTCCGGCGTAAGCCCAGCTGCCTTTTTCTCTTGCAATATTGCCAACGGCCTCGGGTGAGAATCTTTCAGGCCACGCCAGGTCACCATCCTCGGTGCGCGGATCTTTCCATCCCAGGGCATTGAACGGCTCCCGTCCTGCCTCGAACTCCATCGGCACCATCAGGTGCGTGTAGGCCCAGCCCTGTTCCAGAATGAAGCCGGAGATATCACTTTGATGCACGCGCTGCATGATGATGACGATGGCGCTGTCATCCAGATTATTGAGCCGGTCCGTAATCGTTTCGCGAAACCAGCGGACCGTATCTGTGCGAACAACGTCCGATTCGCTTTTGTGGACATCGTGCGGATCATCGATGACAACGCGGTCGCCGCGTTCTCCGGTGCCGATGCCCTTGACCGACGAGGCGAATTTGCTCCCCGTCTTGTCGTTGGTGATCTTGATCTCGCCTTCCTTTTCGAGATTGAACTTCTCACCCCACAGCTCCTTATACCTGTCGCTCATCACGAGCTTTCTAAACTTCGTGTTGTCTCGCTCGGTCAACCCCGAAGAGTAGGAAAAACTCACGTAGCGCATGTGCGCCATGCCCATCGGCCCCCACTCCCAGGCGGGCCAAAAGACGTTGACCATCAATGATTTCATGCTTCCGGGCGGGACGTTGATCAGCACCCGGGTGATCTTGCCCCAGGTCACCGCCTCCAGATGCTCGCCGATCGCATCGAGAAGCCAGCCCTCGACCAGCTTCGTCTCCGGCTCCAGCACGTTCCAAAAGTAGCGCACGAACGCGATCAGCCCGCCGGCGCGCGCCTGGTTCTTGCGCTCGCTGCGGATACGCTGCTCGTCCTGCAGCGCCTTGAGCGCGCTCTCCGCCATCTCGTCCGTGAGCAGCTTGGGATCGAGGACGTCACTCTTCGTCATGCTCTCTCCGCAATCGATCTACGGCATTAGACCAACCCTCGTAGACGCGCAGCACGGCATGTGCCTCCTTGGGGCTGGCAACCATCCCGAGCGAGATCGGCTCGGCGCCCCAATCGTAGGTCTCGCCGGGCGTGAAGGCAGCAGTGGTAAAGACCGTAGTGAATAGCTCGAAACGGCCGTCGCCGCTGCGCTCGACATAGCTCCAGGGAAAATCCTTCTCCGCCGGATCATGCCATTCGATGACGCGCACGATCTTGCGCATGAGCAGGCGCATCTCCAGCTGGTCTTGCCTGGTCATCACCGGAACTCCTTCCCGCATTGGCAGAACACGCGATAGACGCGAAAGCCGAGGTGGCTGTAGAGCCGCCAGATACGGCAGCCGTCACGCGGGAAGATGAAACGGACGTGCCACAAGGCTTGGGCGCGCGCCCACAGCATCAGCCGCATTTTCCTACTTAACCCCCCCTTTTAGGTAGCTGGTTTTTGTGCTGGGCGTCGGCCCGATCGAGCAGCATCATCCGCATCCAGGACGAGAGCGCCAGCCCCCGTTCCGCCGCGCAATGCTTGAACAACGTCCGCTCCGCCTCGCTCACGCGAAGCATCACACCAATGTCGCGCCGATCGCGCGCTCGCTTGCCCATCGTCAACCTCGTGCATTTGGTAGGACCGAGGCGGAACACGCCGGCTGCGGAAAACCGGCCGGAGGCGCTTACACTCCGTCCCGCCTCGATCCCGCTTGCAAGCTTACAGCAAAATGTAATACAAACGCAACATGCCATCGCGGAGGGAAAATGAGCGGAGATTGGGCGGCCCAGAATGAAGCCTTTCAGCTAGAGGCTGTTGTGAAAGAGCGCGACGAGCTGCGCGCCGAGATCGCGCGGCTCACCGCCGAGAATGCTCGAATGCGGGAGTGGATTGAAAGCACAATCGCGTTTCTGCGCCGCGCCCTGGAACGCCAAGCCAAGGTGGGCGATGCCGGCCATCTTTCGTCAGGCGCGGGCTCGGGCGCGGGCGATGCCGGCAACGATGGTTCCGGCGATGGGGCACCCTCAAGATTGCAGTGGGATTTTTGACATCATGCCGGAACGATTAGGCGACGCACCGATCGAGCCACAGCTCATCGAGATGATGAACACCATCGCCCGCGGGCTCGACCGGATGCTCAACGGCGAGAGGCGCGGCAAGGACCGCCAGACCGGCTTCGTGCTGCTGGTCTTCCCCTACGGCGAGAAAGAAGGGCGCTGCAACTACATCTCCAACGGCGCCGATCGTCGCGATATCGTTACGATGATGAAGGAGCAGATCAAACGCTTCGAAGGCCAGCCAGACATCACGGGACACGCTTAATGCGGAAGACCATGATGCCCAACCATCATCCCGCGGAACTCATCGATATCTACCAGAAGGAATGCGCGGACCTGCGCGAGGAACTCTACAAAAAGATCCACGAGCTGGGCGAGATCAAAAGCAACGGCGGCCTCGTCGTGCACGCGTTGGATTGTGCCCTCGCCCTCACCGAGCAGCTGTTCATCTTCCTGCCCGAGGGGACGTCGCTGCCGTCGGCCGTCGCGACCTGCAAGCACAACCTCGATGCCGCCATGACGAAACTCCATCGGCCGCCCGCGCCGCAGCAGTTCGTGGTGGGCGATAACGCTTTGACCGGGCTGCCCGATCGCCGCGAGGAAACTCTGGTTGATGTGAACCAGATCATCACCGCCGAGGTCGAGCCCGGCGAGGAAACCCAGCGGCTGCGCAGGGCCCTGGTCGTCGCCGCCGCCAATATCGCGACGCTGAGCGATCAGGCGCACGAGATGGTCCGCGCGCTGAACGCCGCCATCCAGCTGGTCGATGGCGTGATCGGCGAGATGGCCGCCAAGGGCGTGCAACCCACCCCCGTGCTCATTGCGCTGCACAATCAATTCACCCGGGAAATGAACACCGTGTTCAAGGTCCCCGGCGTGCAAAAACACGCCCAGCGCAAGCTCATCAGCTAATGATCACCGAGCTTCAAGGTCTGGCGATCTTCCTCGCCATCATCCTCGCCGGCACGCTGCTCATGTGGCTGATCCTGCCAGAGCGCAATCCTTGTGCCTGGCAAACCGACCGCACCAGCTACGAGAATTGCCTCAATAGTTATTAGCGATGCCTGCCACTGTGCGGCGGGGCGGTGCGCGAACGTGCCGTCGGGCGCGAGGTCGTCACCGAACGATGCGGCTGATCGCCCGCGCCCTCGCCGTCATCGTCCCCGTCGTCGTCATCCTCGGGCAGCGTCTCATCCTCACCGTTCTCGCCCTCCCCGTCGGGCTTGACAGCTAGCTTGGGCGCCGTCATCGCCGCAACCCCCGTGTCCGTCGCCCCCGGCATCACCGTCGCCGTACTCTCAAAGATGCGCTGGTAGGTGCACCAGGCACCGCTCGACCAGGTGAGATTGAAGGTCGCCCCCGTGCCAGCCCCGCTCGAGGAGACCTGCGCAACCGGATTGGCCGGCGGCGCACCCGCCTGCGAGGCGCCAGCGTTGACGATCGCCGCCGTCGCAACCGCCGTGGTCGATAACGTCAAGACCTTCAACACCACGCCGTTCGGCAAGTTGATCAGGTCGTTGACCGCATACCCCGCGCCACCCGCCTGCACCGCAGCCACCGTCACCGATTGCGCGACCCCACCGCCCTCCGTATAGAGCACGCCAAGCACGGCACTCCCGACCGCCACGCCGCTGAGCACAAACAAGTTGAAGTGCGTTTGATCAACCGTCAGCGTCACAATCGCTGCCTGCGGTATCGCCGGCCCAGGATTGGCGTAGTACCAAACGATCGAGCCAACTTGCGGCGTCTTGATGCTCTTGGGCATTTTGCTACTCCGGGTGCGAGGGAAAGCTACGCCGATTCTCTGCCGCGAGCTTAACACGCACCGCCCGCGCCTGCCGATCGGGAAGACGCGGGCGTGAGGTTATTTTCTCCTTCCACGTCTTGATCTGGCACCACCCCCTCTCTCACAGCAAATCCCCCAGCACGCGCCAATCCCGCCCGCATCACCGCATCCCCCGCGTAGCCCTCCAGCAACTCCACCATCAGCCCGGGAGAACCAAAACCCAGCACCAGCTTGCGACAATCAAACCGCCGACATACCCAAGGCGCCCGCGCATGAATGGTGCACCCAGCTTCGCCCAAATACACACAGCTCCCATCCTCCTTGCGCGCCAACATCAACCTCGTCTGCCCGTCCGACATTAACGTGGGCACCGTCCGGTACGCACCCACATCGTCACCATGCTCGGGATAGAGCGGCGCCTTCTGCGTCCGACAACACGCCACACAGCCATTGCACGGGACGACGTTGCGCTCGCCCACGATCTTTAATCCAGGTCCAACACCCGCCCCTTACGCGTCACGTCCACACCTACCCTCTCCCTTGCCTTGGGGGCGACCGGCGCACCACGTATCCACTCCGCCGGCTCATCCCTCACCATGTCCAAAAACTGGTTCGGCTGATCAAGCAGCAACCGCTTCACCGCCGCCACCGAGCCAGCATTCTCAAGCTTCTCCCGCGTCACCCGAAAATTCTGCCCCCCAGGCCCAATCACCAACAATACGTCACACGCATAATCCCAGCGCGCCTCCCACCCGGCAGGCCAATCGGCTACCCCATCCCCCGCTCTCATCGCGCGTAACACCGCCATCCTTCGCCTCCTGGTCGAAGGAGCTATGCGCGCATGTGGCATAGCTCACCCCCGCCGCAGCGCCACCACCCGGTCGCGCAGCTGCATCAACCGCCCCATGTCCTGCATAAATTGCGCCTTCGCTGCATCGCTCGGACGCCGGGGAAGCCGCGCAACACCCCGCACCGCAACCTCGTATGCGCGCACAGCTTGAGATAACTGCCGCTCTAAATCAGATGGTGGGGCCGTGCCTCCGGCGCGAATAACCATCATCAGCCGTGCCCCTTGCTCGACCTGATCGCTCCCACTGTCGCCGCCCGCTTCCCTTGGCCGGACCAGACGTGATGGGCAGGCTCCGCAAGGCTTCACTCTACCCCGTTGCAATCCGCAACACAAAATCACGCAAGAACAAACACCGTCTGTTCACGGTAAAAACCACCACCGAAAAACACCCGTTTGTTTCCGGAATTGACCTCCCCGCACCTCCCCGTCACCCAAAAGCAACATTGCTTAGGCGTTGATGCCTGACACCCGCTCCCGCGAAACCAGTTTCACGCGGGTTTCACGTGGGTTTCACGCGCCAACCACAGCAATTTTTATGCACAGGCTATGTTCCCCAATAAGGCCAGGGGGTTAGCGGCCCATGAAATTATCCGTATCCCCATGAAATTATCCCCAAGGGAAATTCACCAGTAAAGCCAGTGGGCTGGGGGAGAGAGCCGAATTTGGCACGGCGTTTCTGAGAGGGGCCAGGAAAAACTTCTCAGTTCGAGCCGGGCCCTCCCCCCCCCCTCGGGGGCGCCCGGGGCCTGTGCTGCCTGTGCCTGCCTGCGCCGATGCTGTGATGTCTCATCACAAGCTAAATGGCTAAAAGCCCAATGATGTCAACGGCTTAATGGCTTGCTATCGTCCGTGGGTAACGGTGAGGGTAACGCCTTCCGTCGTTGGCGCTTGGCCGGCGTCACATCGATGGTCTTCGCCTCCCGCGCGGCGAGCATGGTCTTTATCGCCTCGATGGCTTGCTCGATCTGCTCATCGCTCATCCCCTTAACGCCAGCCGAATGGGTAACCTCGAGTTCCCGCGGCACGAGGAGAACCAGCATCTTGAGAAACATCGCCGGCTGCGTTCGCATCACCTGATCGATGGCTTTGCGCCCTCCGCGGTCAAAAGCGGCCTGCAATTCCCGCATAGTGGAGAGATTTAGCGCTCGCCGGGTGCGGCCAGCGTCGGCGCCGGGGTTTCCAGGTAACCCCACCAAACCTCGAATACCGCGGTTCCTGCGCTTCGACCTAGCGCTTTTCGATTGGCTTTTGGCTGAGATCAGCTGGCCGGCGCTATCGCGTTCTCGCTTGGCGAGGTTAGCCTTAGCCTTAGCGGATGCGATGGCCCGTTGTTCGGGTGTCCATGCCATGGCTGGAAGATGCCCCAAGGGTTAGGGATAAGGCTAGGGCATTCCCTTAGAGATTTGCTAGACCGCGGCCTTTCCATCCCCTGCCGCGGCGCCCTCTCGACGCCTGGACCGTTGCCACATTCGACCGTTGCGGGTGGCTGTGAACTGGTCACCGAGGAGCGGCACGCGGTCGGCTGGGGTTACCTCTTGCCAGGGAGACCAGCCGGCGCCGTCGTCCCAAGGTGGCGCAGTGGTGGATTTGATCTTGCCTCCCTTCGCCAGGTACGCTTCGACGGCGGAAGCGCCTTCCTGTCGGAGATCAGCCTTGGAGGGACGTGGAGGGAGCGCGGCCCACCTCGCTGCCTCTCGCTCTCGCAGGTAGGCCTTTTCCTCGCGTTCGGCCCTTTCCTCCCGTCCCGCTCGCAGCCGCAGCCCGCGCTGCCTGTGCCTGTCCCAATCTCGACCGCTACTCATCGCGCCGTGCTCCTCGACCGCGTTCCCCTTCGGAAGGCCCGCTTTGTTGCAGCGCTCGCCTGGAGCCGCGCGCGAGGCTCAAGTGATTCGCGCCGACCTCCAAATCAAAAATGATTTCAGCCGCTTAGGCTGTGGATAAGCCTAGACCTAGCGGTGCGGCATGCGCGCACCCACGAGCCCTGGCGTTGTGGCTGTTCTGCAACAGGAACGATAGTTACAGACGCAACCAATTTTAGCGGATTTAGACCACTTCTAAAGTTAATCAGTTTCATCGGTAACTACTTACGAAAACTTAATGTTGTGACGTATCAAAGGGATACTGGCAGCATACCATACTCGCATCTTGCCATGTTCTGCAAGATGTGCCCATGTTGCAAGCTTAACTCGCATATGGAGTCTGATCATGAATTACTGGACGAAACTAACCGGCGACGCCTGGGGCGTCTCCTGTGATACCGAGCGCCAGCCCGGCGAGCAGGTGACCGTGACCACGAAGGCCGGGAAAACCTCCCTCGTGACGCTTGGCGAGCGGCAGAACCGGCTTGGATATGTCTACGCCGTGGCGCGGCAGAACCCGGAGGCCCGCAGCGTCGGCGACCTTTCCGGCATTCTCGCCCTCTTCGACAAGGCGGCGCAGCATCTGAAGCGGCCGGCCATTGTGCTTGCGGTGCCCGAGGTGGGGCCGGCCGGCGCCCTCAATAGGGGCATGTGGACAATCCGGCTTTCCATTGCCGGCGGGCGCGCCAAGGTTCCTGGGAGCGTGACCGTGCTCGATGGCGAGCGCGGGGACGAGGGCCGCGATTGGCTAGGGCGCATCACGGTTGACGGCACCTACCAGCCCGGCCGCGCCGCCAATGGGCGCACCGAGGCGATCACCGCACGCCTACGCGCTTTCGCCGCCACGCCCGCGCTCGTGGCCAAGGACAGCGCCCGCCTCACCGGGCGCTGTTGCTTTTGCAACCTCGCATTGACCGACGAGCGCTCGACCGCCGTCGGCTATGGCGCGACCTGTGCGGACCATTACGGCCTGCCGTGGGGCGCCCGATGACCGTCGTTCTTTACAACCGCGGCACCTATTGGGGCGCCTTCTTCTACGGCTTCGCGCGCATGCCCGAAGACGTGGAAATCCCGCTCCCGTTTCACGGCAGCGCCCCCCTCGCCAAGGTGAAGGCCGACCTCGCCCGGCGCTTCCCGAACGCGACCGTTCGCGAGGGCACATGGTCATGAGCGCGCATCACCTCGACCTCGCCATGCTCGCCATCTCGCTGGCCGTGATCGCCTTGATTGTGGCGCTGCATTGAAGCTCGAAACCGGGCGCTTGCCCGGTCGCGGCGTGACGCGCCGCCTGATGAGAGCAAAGGAGTCTAATCATCATGACCAAGAGCCAAACCATGGCGGCTGACATCGCCGCTCTGATCCGCGCTCGCAATCCGCTTCTATGGATTGTGACCAAGGAAGAAGCGAGAACCGAGGGCTACCTCATCGAGAGCGCCGCGAGCGCCGGCTATGCGCCCATCTTTTGGGACTGCGCGGCTGGCGTGACCGACGCAACCGGGCGCCGGGTGCCGCTGGGCGGTAACGATCCGGGCGAGACGCTCGACGCGATCCGCGCCCAGGCCGAGAGCGGCAACGATCGCCGCGTGTGGATCATGCGCGACCTCCCCGCCTGGCTTGACGGTCCGGTGGGCATCGCCACGAAACGCGCGCTGCGCAACTTCTGCCGCAATCCTGGCCGCGGGGCGAGCGCGCAAACCGTGGTTATCCTTACGCCTTCCGGAGACGTGCCTCCCGAGCTCGCCGGCCATGCGACCGTTATTGATTGGCCGCTGCCCGACCGCGAGGAGATTGCCGCGCTCTTGGACGTTGCGGTGCGCAATGGTGGCGACAAGATCGCCGCGCCGACCAACGGCACGAGGGACGCCGCGGTGGATGCTGCCATTGGGCTATCGGGCGAGGAGGCGGAGTCCTGCTACGCGCGCAGCCTCGTACAGCTCCGCAAGATCGACCCCGTGCTTGTGGGAGGTGAAAAGAAGCGCATCATCACCCGCGAGCGCGTCTTGGAATGGATGGAGCCCTTGCCCGGAGGCTTCGACTCTGTCGGCGGTCTCGACGTAATCAAGGGATGGGTAACAACGCGCAAGACAGCCTACGGTCCGCGCGCCCGCGCCTACGGCTTGCCAACACCTAAAGGCATTTTCTTAGTTGGCTTTTCCGGGTGCGGCAAAACCTTCATCGCCAAGGCGATTGCGTGGGCGCTGGGACAGCTCCCGTTACTCCGCTATGACGCCGGCGCCCTCAAATCCAAGTTCGTGGGCGAGAGCGAGCAACTTACCCGCAAGGCATTTCGCACGATTGAGGCGGTGGGCCCTTGCGTCGTTTTGATTGACGAAATCGAAAAGGCGCTTGCCGGCGCAACGCAAGGCGCCGCCGATGGTGGCGTTAGTGCCGACGCCTTGGGCGCCCTCCTGACGTGGATGCAGGAGCGCACCTCACCGGCTTTCATCGTGGCTACCGCAAACGATGTGAGCAACTTGCCTCCCGAGCTTTTGCGCAAAGGCAGATGGGACGAACTTTTCTTTGTTGATCTGCCGACCGTGACGGAACGCGCGCAAGTGCTATTCGCCACGCTCCTAACCCACAAGCGCAATCCCAATGGCGTGGACCTGGGCGCCATCGCCGATGCAACGGAAGGCTTTAGCGGTGCCGAGATTGCTTCACTCGTACCCGAAGCGATGTTTAGCGCCTTTGCCGATGGCGAGCGCGAGCTTGCGACCGACGACCTAATCAGGGCCGCCGAGTCGGTGGTCCCGCTGTCCAAGACCAGCGCAGAGAAGCTCAACGCCTTGCGCGCATGGTCGAAGGGCCGCACCCGGCCGGCAACCACGCCCTTGGGCGCTCGCGAAACCGTTGCCCAGGGGCGCGTCCTGGACCTCGGCATTGATTGAGGCTTGCAGCCTAGGCGCCGCCCTCCACAAGCGGCGCCTAATCGGCAAGCTACCGCTTGACCGTATCCTGGCAAGGTGCCATGATAGCAAATCGCAACAGGAGTCTGATACATGCAAGTTTCACCCCTACGCCCCGGATTGCTGGTAGCCGTGCGCACCAGCATCAAGGGAAACTGCCGCTACAACGTCACCGAGATCGAAGCCGACCACCTCACCGAGGAGGGCGCACGCCGCGCCCGCTGGGAAACCGAGCGCGAGATTACCGACCCCGCAGAGCACGAGCGCGCGACCAAGGCCCGCAGCAAAGCCCGGTCCGTGCTCGCCAGCGTTTGCGCGCATAGCGATTTCGGCTTGCTGTGCCCGCTCGACAAGAAGGGCGCCTTTGAGCGCGCCGAGCAAGACGCCTTGGCCATCGTCGCCGATTTCAACGCGACGGCGCAGGTTTCGCGTCTGGTCTTTAACGTGCTCACCGGCGAGGTAATGCAAGACGATGCCCGCGCCATCCGCGCAATCAACTCCGAGATGCGCGACCTCATGGAGAGCATGGAGAACGGTCTCCGCAATCTCGACGTGGAGGCGGTACGCGAAGCGGCCAACAAAGCCCGCAGCGTTTCGCAGATGCTGGAGCCTGGCACGCAGGAGCGGGTTGAGAAGGCAATCGCGGTTGCCCGTTCTGCCGCGCGCCAGATCGTGAAGGCGGCCGAGGAGGGCGCGGCCGAAATCGACCGCGCTGCAATCGCGCGGATCGCCGAAGCCCGCACGTCATTCCTCGACCTGGACGACAACGGGCAAGCCATCGGCGAGGTGGCCGCACCGGGGCGCGCCGTCGATTTCGAGCCTGTGCCCGAGATCAAGGCCGCGGCGCCCGTGCAGCCGCGCATGTTCGACCTGTGAGGGTGAACCCATGCCCTGCGATACGAGGTTGAAACCTAAGCAAACAATCTCCGAGCGCGCGGCCGAGGTACGCGAGGCGACGGCACGTCTAGCCGTCGCCATCGCCGCCGGCCGGGTGCGCGTCAAGATCGGCCCGCAAGGCGCAATCGCCTTTGAGAACTGGGACACACAATCGCGCGACGGGATAACCGACGCTTGTGCCTATCGCCGCATCATGGCGACGGGCTCAGCGATGGCCCGCATGGCGATAGCCAAGGCCGAGCAACTCGCCGGCCGCGGCGTGAACAAGCAAGCGGTTGCCCACGGGCATCACTCGCACGATGGGGGCGCCACATGGCACAGCCACAAGGGCTAAATCCGCATCACCCCGATTGTGTGTGTGGTTGCAACGATCCGCGCACCGACCGCGAGGCCCGCATGGTCGAAGCACACAAGGCCGGCCGCCTCGCAGCGGCTGAGGTATTCGCCGAGGCTTGCAGGAAGGCAATGAACCGCTGGTCTGACGATCCCGAGGTTCAGTTTTCCTACTTGGCCGGGCTCTTTGGCGAGCTTCGACGCATCGCAACGCGGAAGCAGAACAAGGGATTCCGGCTATGACCTTCTACAGCGTCCATCGCACCACCGATGGCGGAAGCAGCGCCGGCTATGAGTGGTTCACAAGCGAGCGCGCGGCAAAGAAGGCCGCCGCACAATGGCGCGTCGGCACGCCCGAGGAGTCGGCGACCGTCAACCGTTGGAAGATCAAGCCGACGAAACGGGGAATCCTGCGCGCCCTGAACATTCACGCAAGCCACCCGGATAACGGTTGAACATGACCATCCGCACGGAGCCGCTCAACCAAACCGAGCGCGACCTAAACAAGTACGCGAGCGGCAAGGCTTACACCCTCATGCGCGACGTGAAGCAAGCCTTTGAGATCGCCGGCCTAGGACCGGCGCACGCTGGCGCCTGTTGCGGCGCCTTGTTCCTACGGCTGGCGGCGACTATCGCCGCGGCCGCCGGCCACGACAAGTTAAGTTTTATCCGCTGGTGCTCGGAATGCTTCGACCTCGCCAGCGACGACGACCAACCATCGAAGCCAACCAAAGGAGTCTGACAATGAAAAGCTGGAAACCTGAAGTGATCGCCGACAGCACCGGCAAGTGGTGCGGCAATCAACTGCGCTTTGAAACCAGGAGGGAAGCGGAGGAGAACGTGGCCGACCTCGCCGGCCGCTGGTTCGCGGTAACGGAGACGCGCGTTGTCGAGAGCGACGAGCCCGTGAACTACACCTACCACAACCGCGAACTGCGCCCGGTTGAGGCCGCTCGCGATCCTGATGTGGGATTCGGTCCTGTGTTTGATCGGCTTGACCGCAACGGCTGACGTTTCGGCCGGACCGCTGGAGTCGTTTCGACTCTGGCGGTCTCCCGAAGCGCCAATAGCGGACGCTTCAAGCAAGGAGTCTGACAATGAGCAAACGCAAACTTTACGCCGTTGATCTGAAACTATGTGCGACGGCTTACATCAAGGCCCGCAATTCAGCGGAGGCGATGAGCATTGCCAAATCGCTCGCGAACCAAAGCCCCAGCCTTCTCGACAGCGAGGGCGACATCCCAGTGAGCGGCTTGCAGTACCGCGACCCCGCCCTCCCCGATGTGAGCCTATCTCCCGCTATGACCATCCACGGAGTCTGGGAAGGCGGCACGTTCGAACTGATGGAACACGGAATCTAGCCATGACCATCACCCTAAGCGACATCGCACTCGTGACGGCGTGCCTCGCGTTTCTCATTTCGTTGGCAACGCTCGTCATCACGATGAGATAAGGAGTCTGAGCCATGACACTGCAAGAGCTGTTTGATTTTAGCACCAAGCAAGCCGCCGTGATGTTCAACAAAACCGGAAGCGTGATGCCCATGTGGCACGCCCATCCGGCCAGCGGCCACGATCTTGTCATCGCCACGCCTTGGGAGAGCGCCGAGGATAAACGGATCATCACGGCCAAGCTGCGCGAGCTGTTCAAGCATGAGCGCGTCAAGTGCTACGCCTTCATGGGCGAGGCGTGGAGCGCCGCCACTCCCACAATGTCCGAGGTGCGCAAGTGGGCTGGCAATTTGGAGCACCACCCCGACCGCCGCGAAATCCTCGCCATCCACGCCGAGGACGACGAGGGCCACGCAATCATGGGCTGGTATTACATCCTGCGCCCGGAGCACGGCCCGCCGAAACTCTCGCCGCTGATGATAAGCCAAGCGACCGAGAACAAGGGCCAGCTGATGGGGATGCTGCGATGAGGGCGCTCGCCCTCTTCGCTCTCGCCTGCGATAGGAAGGAGAAACACCTGTGAAGCCCGCACAGTACAAGGCCGCACGTGATGCGCTGGGCTGGACGCATGCCAAGGTCGCCGAGATCATCGGCGTCGATGAGTCCACCGTCTACCGCTACCAACGCGGCGAGGTAGAGATACCGGGGCCAGCCGCGCGGCTGCTGCGGGCGCTCGTGTGGCTACGCCTCACCGAGAGCACGCGCAAATTCGACCAGCTGGTCAAGGAATTGAACCATGAATAAGCCGAAGCTGCGCGTGACCTGGTTCGACGCCAACCGCGAGCCGCAGTGTCCGCCAAATCCAGCCTATCCCAAGGGCGTGGACATCGACCTGCGGCTACCGAGCCGCAAGCCCGTCGCGTCGTGCTCCACCGATTTGCCCTATCCGGCGAAGCGATGCGGCGCCTTTATCGTCGAATGTTTGCGCTGCGGCATGCGTGTCGCGCTGACCACCGCTGGCCGCCCGGACGACCCCCGCTCCGTCATCGTCCCGTGCAAGCTCCGCGATATGCCGCCGCTGGAGGCGCTGACCATCGACGACGACGAGCATAACCCGGGGGCGGTGCACTGATGGCCAAGCTGCGCCCATACCAGGACGATGCCCTCGCAGCCATTAGGCAGACCGTGGGGCAAGGCGTTCGCCGGCTCGTGTGCCAGGCCCCGACCGGCGCAGGAAAGACGCTCCTTGCCGCTGCCATCGTCGAGGGAGCCCGTCGTAAATCGAACCGAATATGCTTTGTCGTGCCGGCGATCAGCTTGATCGACCAAACCGTGGAGATGTTCTGGAGCCAGGGCATTCGCGAGATCGGCGTCATCCAGGCAAACCACCCGCTGACCGATTGGTCGCGTCCCGTACAAGTTGCCAGCATCCAGACCGTGCGCTCCCGCGGCGTCTACCCGGAGGCTGCCGTCGTCGTCTTCGACGAGGTGCACCAACTCCACAAAGAGCATGTGAAATGGCTCACCCATCCCGATTGGCAGGCCACGCCCATCATCGGGCTAAGCGCCACACCCTGGACTCGCGGGCTGGGGAGACATTTCGAATCGCTACTGATTATGAGCACGACCAAGGAATTGATCGCGCAGGGCTATCTGTCCAAGTTCAAGGTGTACGCCGCCGACCACCCAGACCTGACCGGCGTCCGTATCGTGGCCGGCGATTACCACGAGGGCCAGCTCTCGACCGTGATGCAGCAGCAAGGGCTAATCGCCAACATCGTGGAGACGTGGCGAGAAAAGTGGAACAAGGACAAGACGTTCCTATTCGGTGTCGATTGCGCGCACGCCCAGATGCTTCAAGAGCGGTTTCGTTCGTGCGGCATCAACTGCGCCTATCAGGATGCCAACACCTCGATGGCCGAACGCGCGGAGATTAAGCGCGGGTTTCATTCCGGCGAGATTAAGATCATCGCCAACGTGGGCACACTCACCACCGGCGTGGATTACGACGTGCGATGCCTGATCCTGGCACGACCGACCAAGAGCGAGATGCTTTTCGTGCAGATTATCGGCCGCGCGCTGCGCACCGCCGAGGGCAAGGATCACGCACTGATCCTCGACCATACCGACACGACGGCGCGGCTTGGCATGGTGACGGACATCCACCACGAGCACCTCGATGACGGGCGCTCGCGGACCAAGACGGCGGCGAAGCCTCGCCGCGCGCCATTGCCCAAGCCTTGCCCCAAGTGCGCCTACATCATCCCGGTCAACGCGAAGACGTGCCCGGAGTGTGGTTTCGAGCGCAAGGTTGTCAGCAAGGTTTTCGAGCGCGACGGCGAGCTGGTTGAGCTGGACGGACGGCCGAGGGCGAAGACCAACCCGCACCTATTCCCCTACACCCAGAACGAGAAGCGCGCGTTCTTCGCGCAGCTGCGCACCCACGGCTTGAAGAAAGGCTACAAGCCCGGCTGGGCTGCGGTGCAGTACCGCGAGAAATTCAAGGATTGGCCGCCACGTTCCTGGGAATACGACGCGCCGCTCCCCGTCGGCGCCGAGGTGGCGAACTTCATCCGCTCTCGCATCATCGCATGGGCAATGCAGGTCAATGATCGATCCAAGAAAGCGGGCAAGGCTGCATCTGGAGCTGCTGGCGCTGCGCCTGGAAGTTCACGGCCCGGAAGCGGCAACGCCTAAAGCCTGCCGCCCGCTGAGACGGAGCGTGCTGCTCCTCGAGGCGCGAAACCTCCTGCGCTCACACGGGTTTACCCGCACCGAGATCGCCGACCTCCTGGGCGAATCCCACCCCCCCGGCTGCGTCTGCTGGCCATGCGTGCTGCGGCTCCACAGAGCTGTGCGCCTTACGCGAGCCTGATATAAAATCCCGTTGCGAATCCGCTGCGAATGCTATACGTGTATGGAACTCCTGTGCAGGGAGTTAGTTAGACGCGAGCAATGGGAGGTGGGCCATGTCCCGTCTCACTGGGCAAGCCGAATACTGTCGCTGGCAAGCGACAATTTGCAAGCAGAAGGCGAGCCGAGGGGCGCGCGAATACGCCAAGCTGGCGCGGCATTGGGCGACGCTCGCCCGCAAGTTCGAGCTGGCCGAGCAGATCAGCGGCTTCATTCAATGGAACGCGCAACGGCTTGAGCCGCCGGAATACTTCGATGCTCGATGAGGGGCTCACGGTCGATCCCAAGCGCATGGATTTTCCGCCGACCGGCATCTTTGTGCGCGCTCGAGTGCCCGCCGGCGGCTACGGGAGCTTCGACATCGTGCAGCTAGACGCGCCGAGCTTGCAGCGTTGGTTGCGTTCGCGTGGTGGAAATAATGAATGGGCTGAGGCTGTTGTTGCGTTGTTGCTCGGTCATCGTGTAGATACTCGGCTTGAAGGTATGAAAACTTCCTCTGTTTGAGATCGCCCGCCCCAGCAGACTCCGGGGCGGGCGGTTTCGTTTTAAGGAGCAGAACAATGTCACTGCATGGAGAGACGTTCCAATATCTGAGGCCCACCCAAGATCAGATGGAGGCGATGCAGAAGCTACGCGACGCGGCGCAAAAGTACGCCGAGGCGCTCGATGAGCTGCTCGCCGACGGCGCCGACAAGACCTACACGCTGCGCAAGTTGCGCGAGGTGGCAATGTGGGCCAACGTCGCTGTGACGCGCCACCAGGACGGCACGCCGCGAACCGACGGCTATCCCAGCCCAGAATGATTGGCATTGATGCTGATGAAGACGACCAAGCTACCGCGATCCGAGTGCTTGAACTGCGGCCACCCGCTGGACCGCGCGACGCACGTTGACGGCGCCCGGCGCGCTAAGCCGGGCGACGTGACGCTTTGCATCCGTTGCAGCCACATTATGATCTTCACGGAGGACATGAGCTTCCGCAATCCGACCGACGAGGAGCTGACGGAGATCGCCGCCGACGCCGACGTGATGCGCGCTGCTGTTGCACTGGCCCGCATGCGGGAGGAAATGCCCTATGAAGACGACGACAAAAGTGACCTTTCGCGCTGGCTCACCGCCAATCGTTTGGGGCGCCCCCAATAGCCCGCGTCGGCCGCTGTGCGCGCTCTGCCACGGTGCGTTGCCCGAGGTGCCGCTGATGATGTGGAAGGACGATGGCAGCGGCGCGAGCTTCTGTGACGAGTGCATCGAGCGCTGGATAAACTTTGAGCATGAGTGATTCCTTCCTACTTGGCGTGGCGATAGCCGCTGCCATCCTCGTGCCACCCTTGGTCATGCTCGCGTTGTGGGCTGTGGCTCACGGTGGCTGAGTGTGATGAGCCGCGGCGTTTCCGTTCTCTTGCTTGTCCTGGCGGTCGCGATCATCCTGCTGCTAATGATGTATGAGATCGTCTCCTGGCAGCAATGCTTGGGCAACGATCCGTGGTGGTATTGCCTGCGGATCCTAGCGCACTGATCACATACAAAAACCGCACCTAATCACGAATTGTTACATTGATTGAAAACGATAATCCGACTCAAAGTGCCCGCTAACCCATTGACGGTTGCTAACTAACAAAACTCGATGTGCTACGATGTGTTTGTTGAATGTCAAACACATGGAGTCTGATATGACGAAACGAGAGAAGGAGCTTCAGCTGCTGCGCAACCGGATTGCGCGTCTGGAGAAGCTACGCGACCAGGCGATCCGCGACCTGGTAATGACGGAGACCAGATTGCCGGCGCTGCGCAAGCAAGCGAAGCGGGCGGTTGGCAGGATACTGGCGACTCAAGTTGAGTCACCACACCACCTCGATCCGATTGCTCCCACGCCGGAAGTAGTGCAGCAGCCGCTGCCGATGCCAGCCGAGCGTGAAGCGCAGGATGGGCGCAGCCTTGACAACGATGTCGTTCTCCAGAACGAGGCCGGCGCAGAAGTAGAGCGTGGTGACCTGGACAAGCACGGCGGCATCCCGACGTTCCTGCGCCGCGGACAAGCGGCGCAAGCGGCTGCCGATGCGGCGATCAGCGAGGCAGCGCGCAAGCTCGGCGCATTGCCCGATCCGAAGGCGCCCGAGCGCAAGGCTGTGCGCAAGGAGGTTGAGCAGCAGGTGCGCCAGGCCGAGCTGACCGGCAAGCGGCGCAAGCTCCCGCTCACCGGGAAACAAGCGCTGGCGGAAATCAACCGGCAGCGTTAAGCTCCCCTCACCTGTCCTTTCCAACTCAAGCCGTGCCTTCGGGCACGGCTTTTTTTCGTTGCCGCCCAGATCAAGCCCGCAGCAGCGAGCAAGCCCGGGAGCCCGGCGCCGACCATAGGGCCGGGGACAAACGTGGGCGCCTGGAGCGTGGTCTCAATGACGGCACCGACGTCGCCTTGGGCAAAGGGCGGATGCGTCCCGCCCATGAAGGCGAAGACCTCGGTGATCTTGAATTGCTGGCCGGGCAGGATCGCGGTGAGCGTCGTGTCGTCGATCCGCAGCCCGTTGCTGAACTGGTCCTGTCCAGCGAACGAGGAGGTGCCCCCCACAAACGGCCCGCAGAACGGGTTGCTGGTCCCGCACACTAAGACCTGCGTGGTGACGGTGTAACCCGGGTTTGCGGGCGGCGATTCGATGGTCCCCCATGCCGTCGGCATGGTGATCTGCCCGGCGCCGGTGAAGGTTCCTTGCCAGGTGGCGTAGAGATAGCTGGTCCCGCCTTGGGGCGGCGCGAACCCGTTATTGAAAGTGAACTCGAACGTAGGGAAGGAACCGCCCAGGCCGCCGCTAAACTGGTTGCCACCAGGCGGGACGACCAGCGCGAGGATCTGATCGAATCCAAATCCGGTTACGCCGGTCGGCAGGATAGGATTGCCGAGGAGCTGCACGATCGGAGATGTGCCGGTGTTCGTGCCGAGAACCTGGATACCGCTCATGCCGGCGGCGGGATCGAAGTAGCCGATGGTGACCGTATCGGCGAGAGCCATCTCGTAACAACCGGCCGGCTCTGCAGCCAACGCCAGCGCTAACAGCAGCTTACGCATGTTACTCCTCCGTTGTTATCGCGCGTCAGCGTAATCGTGGTCGCGTCCCGTCTCCACAGGCAACGACTCCCTTCTCTCGTCAATCGCCTTGATCGCGGTCCGGGCAGCCAGCAGGCCGCTGCTCACGCGGTCGTGCCGCTCCGCCTCTTGCTTGCCGATCTTTAATAGCTCGGCGGCGGTCTGCTCCGCCATCTCTTTCGGCATCGCCCGCATGTCGCGGACCTGCTTGGCCATCTCCTGGCACATCTCGTTGAGGTTTTTGCCGATGCCCTCGATGTGCTTGGCCAGCGTCTCGCTCTCGCTGGCGTGGACAGTGTGGATGTCGCGGATCATTGCAGCCGCCTTCCTGCACGCCTCCTCCATAGCGTCTCGCTGCGGCGACGACGGCGGCGGCGCACCGTTGCCCTTGATGGTGGTGCGTGTGAGCTGGGCGATGTCCTTCTCTAATGCCTCGAACGGCCTTTCCATTGTCCTCTCTCCTCTAGTTATCCTTGCCGAAGTGTGCAGCCACTTTCATTAGTGTCTCGATTATCTGCTGCTCGCTGACCGGGATCAGCGCGCGCACGGCCTGTATGTGCTCCTGGAGCAGGCCCTCCCGTAGCCGATCCGTTGCCTCACGGTCGCCGACGACGTTATGGCCGGCCAACCACATACTGAGCAGGTCGGCCAGGACGGCGCCTTGCACGTAGGTCTCGTGCCCAACAAGCGCCTTGGAACACTCGTCCAACATCTTGGCCGCCTCGGGGCCGGATATCTTGCTCATCGTGCGACCTCAAACATCGAGCGCCGGCGCGGCGGTATCCAAAGTGAAGGCCGGCGGATTAACTCTTTGCGCAGCTCAAACATGGGCTTGTGGCACGGCGCATCGTTGGGGACGAAATGCGCCGGCCCTTCGTATCTGTCATCCCAATAGAGCGGCTTCCCCTTCTGGTCTCTCTCTTTGGCCTCACGCCCCCAGCACCAAAGATGCAGCCAGATGCAAGGGAAATCCTCAACGGTCGCATGCACGTAAGCCCATTCGTCCGGCTCGTTTGGCTGCACCACAAGCCGGAAGTGGTTCAAACGCCCGGTCTTGACGTCGATGAAATCATCAAGATCGACCTGCCCCCGCGGATCATCGAGCGGCTCAAAGTGCCATTTCAGGTCGGGCTTGACCGCGCTCAGGTAGAGCATGCAGGCGGCTTCGCCGTGCAGGCTCATGACGATCCTTCGGAGCGCCTCCTTCTCTTCGGTGGGGTTTCCGTTGCGCGGTATGGCGCCGCGGGCGAGCGCCTTCTCATAGCGCTTCAGCCCCCAGAACTCATTGAACTCAATCCGCTCGGGGATAAGCACGATCTTTTCCGGCACCCACAGCCGCATCACCACCCTCCCAATAAATCCGATCGATCGACGCCGGCCCAACGTGGCCGCGCTGCCACACGAACCACGCGAACGCCATGCCGCTGTTGGCCTTGCGGCCCTCCCATCCCGCCCGGTGCATCATGGGCAGGCGATTAGCGAAGACGTGGATACGGGCGAGCCCGGCGTTGTCGAGGATGTGCGAGCGGCGATCGCTTTCCATGAAGGCGAGCCGTAACAACATGATCACCAGCGGCGCACGTTCCAGCGCAGCCGCAACGAAGCTCTCGGCTAACGCAAACGGGGGATTGGTGACGATTGCGTCGCAATCGATGCGCGGCATAAACAGCAAAAAATCAACACCGAATTGGCTGTCGTAGCAGCCGCGATTATTCAGATCCGTGGCGATGACGTCGTGCCCGGCAGCACGCAACACCTTGACGATGTTGCCGGTTCCGCACGCCGGTTCCCAGACACGCTTGGGCAGGCTCTCGACCTTGAGCAGTGCGGAAATCGCCACTGGCGGCGTGTCGTAGCAATCGCCGCGGTGCTCCTTGAGCGGCGCGCGCTGCACCTGGGAGCTGTGATCAAGCATCACGTCCAAACCCTAATCTCTACCAAACCTTCCAGGCCAGGCTTCACGCTGAGCACCAGGCCGCCGAGGTGCTTGTCGTCAGGCGTTATCCCGCGCGAGACCATCCAATCGAGCAGGAGCTTTGCGCGACCGTCCAAATCTCCGCGGAGCTGGGGGAAATCCATCCGACAATAGAACGGTGTCGTGGTGATCTTGGCATCCTGCAGCCGCTGCACCATGTAAAAGCCATCAGCTTGCTTGAGCCATGCCCGATAGCGGCTGCTCTTAACTCGTCCATAGCCCTTCCCCCCCTTCCGATTCGTGAAAGCATTGTTCGCGGTCGGCGCGACAGGGAGGACAAACATCACGGCTTCGCCTCCATCCTCTTGATCATGCACTCCATGCAGATTTTTGGCGGCTTCCTGGGAGCATGCCAGCGGTGGATGACCTTGATCCCGCACGCACAGCAGAAGCCGGTCAGGTTGTCCTTGAAGGGGCTCGGCGTGCTCGCCGGCATGCACACGACGTATTCGACAGCCTCCGCCTCCTCGTCAGAGACGACCTCTACCTCCAGATCGCCGATCTTAACCTTCTCTGCCACGAGCATTTTCCTCCAACCTTTTCAGCATCGTCTCGATGCCTTCGATAACGACAGCGGTCTGTGATGGAGGCGGCGGCCACACGCGCTTGCTGTTGCGTGTTGCTTTGCGCAGACGCACAACAAGTTGCGTCGGTAACCGAAAGCTGACCGAGACCGTTTTCTCTTGCGCGTTCATTCTTGACGCCCTATCTGTACCTGTATAGCATTCGCATTGCATGAGCCGCAAGAGGATATCGGACAGGACGAAACTCGCGGCGGCGCTGCTCGCCCGGGGGGATGTACCCTATGACCACGCCAAGTTGATGCACGAGGATCAGCTGATCAGCCTCTACCAATTCGACCACGGCATTCTGCACGAGACGGAGCACGAGGATCGCGACAAGTTTTGGAACATCGCACCGCTGCTGATCCGAACGCACCGTGCAAAGACCAAGCTGGACCTGCGCGCAATCGCCAAGAGCCGGCGCCTTCGCAAGGCGCATGAGCAGTTTCGCAAGAGCTTTGCCATGATGGAGGCGTTTCAGCGCGAGGAGAACGAGAAGATCGCCGCGCGGATATTCAACGAGGGCATAACCCGCAAGATACGCTCGCGCGGCTTCGACAAGACGCGACGGCGCAAGATGGACGGCACTGTGGAGAGCAGAAAGCGATGACCGAATGGGATTGGTGGCAAGCGAGGCTCGCCGGCGAATTGGTGCCGATGCACCCCGATATACCACACGCCGGATTCTACCGAGAGCAATTCAAAGAGCACTACGGCGCGCGCAAGACGTTCATGCCGGTCGCATATTGGCCAGGTGACGATGGTCAGCTGTACTGCCGTATCGGCGACGAGGATGTATCTCCCGAGCGTGGGCAAGCCATCTGGACGCGCGTCGGCAATCATCCGGTCACCGAGGAAGCCTACCGTGAGGTTGCCGAGAAGGGCGGCCTATGGCCCGACGAGCATGAAGCGGTTGGGATGCAGGGCGACAACAAGCCGCCGGAGCCCGAGACCTTTGAGGAGATACGGGACGCGATCGAAGACCTGGCACGTGAAGCAGCCGAGCGCATCGAGGGGATGCCGATCGTTGACCAGGACGAGGCGAACCGGATCGCTAATCTCGCCGACCGGCTGGCCGAGCTGCACAAGAGGGCCGAGGAACTCAAGAAGGCCGAGCGCAAGCCGCATACCGAGGCGCTGGAGGTCATTCAAAAGCGCTGGGCGCCGCTCCTCCTGCTCGCTGAGACCTACAAGAACCTGAAGTACAAGCTGCTGACGCCGTGGCTGCGCAAGCTGGACACAGCCAAGAAGAAAGAGGCGGAGGCTGCAGCAGCGCAGGGCGAACCCCCGCCGGCTGAGACACCTCGGCCGCGCGCCGGCACGCGCGGTCGCGCTATGACGCTCAAGAGCACCAAGCGCGCCGAGATCACCGATTACGGTATGGCGCTCGCATTCTTCGCCGACAGCCCCGACGTGCGCCAGGTCGTACAGGATTTGGCAAACCGCGCCGCGCGTACCGGCATCACTGTGCCCGGCACCAAGATCATCGAGGAGCAGCAGGCCGTGTAATGAGCAACAATCTCGACACGCCGATTGACGAGCTTCCGATCGGGATACGGGTTTATAACTGTCTGAAAAACCAAAACATCGCGACAGTGGGAGACCTGCTGCAAAGAACGGAAGATGACCTGTTGCGGACGCCGAACTTCGCCGGCGTCTCGCTGAGAGAGCTTAAAAGCGTCCTTGACTCGATGGGGCTTGAGCTTCCGCGGACCCCGCCTCCGGTTCCCGGCCCTACGTCATCGGGCAATCTACCGAGCTACATCGTGAAGGAAATCGATCGGGCAACTGCGCAATTCCGCAACAAGCGCGTCGGGATTGAGACACGCAGGTGGGCACAAAGGCAAAGCAAAGAGCAACGCGAGCGGCGCAAGAAGACCGGGAGCGAGCAATCCATCGCTATAGCAGAGAAACGCGCCATGTATCTGGAGCGCGATCGAATCATAGTGCTGCTGCGCGAGGCAGGCCAGACCTTCCGCTGGATTGGAAAGCTACTTTCAATCAGCAGCGCCCGTGCCAGCCAGATTTATTTCGTGACGAAGCGCCGCCAAGCACGTTTGAACATGTCGCCTGAAGCGCGCGACGCGAATCGACGTTAATAGGCGGCTTCCGGGAGAGCAGAACATGAGCATGGAACAAGAACAGCCGCGGCGCCGGGTGCCGATGGTGCCGAGCCCGGGCAAGCAGCAGCCGATGCTGCGCCCGGGCGCAATCACCCCGGTTAAGGAAGAAGGGCGACACCCCCAGCTCTATGCGATTGGGCCGGTCGGCAACATCGGCAAGGCTATCGCTACTGTCATGCGTGATGTTGGGACCATTCCCAAGAACGGTTACAACGCCTTTCACAAATACCATTACGTGAGGATGGAAGATTTGCTGCACGCCGTCACGCCGTTGATGGGTGCGGCCGGCATGGCGATCATCCAGAGTGAGGTAGACATCAAACAGGTCGAGAACCGCGTTGCTGTTACTTACGAGTTCACGATCGTGCACGAGAGCGGTGAGACCTGGCCGCCAGCGCGCCAGACCGGCATGTCAAACGCTAGAGATTCCAAGGGAAACTGGGACGACAAGTGCCTCAACAAATGCCACACCAGCGCGAGGAAGTATTTCCTTTCGGCCTTGTTCCAGGTTCCTGCCGGCGATTTTGACGATGCCGACGAGACCCCTCCTGAGAAGGCCGACGCGAATCGACGTGTGCCAGGGCCAGTTCAAAAGGAGCGGCTTCAATCTGCACCAGGAACTCGTGAGAGTGTACCTGGGCAATCGACCAAACCCACTGAGGTGGTGGGGCCGCACAAGATAAACCTCGGTCCCGGTGCCGGCGCCGACCAATGGGGCGGCGCGTACATACGCGCAATCGGCAAGGCGAAATCCAAGGACGAGATCATCGCGTGGGACCAGGCCAACGATGCCACGCTGCAGATGCTGAGCGAGCAATTCCCCAAGGTCTACGAGATGCTGACGACAGCGGTGCAGAGCCGGCTTGCTGAGCTGGCGCCCGCCGATGTGCCTAGCGGGATGCCCGATCCGAAGACCGATGCGCAAGAGGCAATGAACTGGGCGGCATCGCAGCTCGCGCAGTTCCGGGAATACAAGGCCGCCGAGATGTTCTGGAACGAGTTCGTGGCTCCGCACGAGGGTGAGTTCGACGAAGTGGATTGGTCGATGCTGCTAGAGGAGTGGAAGCGCACCGAGAACCGGCTGGCACAAGACGACACAGGAGGGCAAGCATGACACCGCCGCTGCGGCAATCGCTACTCAACGAGCAGATCAGTTTGCAAGCGAGACGCATCGCGCACCAGGCGACGCACACATGCAAGGGCGATTCCGCGCCCAACGAAAGCGTGTACCACACGAAAAACTGCAACACTCTCAAGGAGCAGATCGAGAACCTCGGTCTACAAATCAAACTTGCAGCGACACAGCCGAAGCGCGAGGCGGACAAGCAGCCCGAGTACCCGGCTGATTTCCCGGCGCCCGGTGACCTCGGGAGCGTGCCGCTATGACCAACTACAATCCAGCAATCAACAAGCTCGATATCCCCCGACGCATCCTGAAGCTCCCGATCGATGAGCGCGGCTACCCCGTCCCCAAGTTCATCAAATGGATCGACGGCAAGCCGGATTTCCGCGTTGCCGACCAGAAGTTTCTCCAGCGCGCGATGATGCAGCGGCTGTGCTGGCTGTGCGGCGAGCAACTCGGCCGACACATGGCGTTTGTCATTGGTCCGATGTGCTGCATCAACCGGGTGAGTTCCGAGCCACCCTCGCACCTCGATTGCGCGACCTTCGCGGTGCGCGCCTGCCCGTTCCTGACGCAGCCAAAGCGGCGGCGCAACGACGAAGGGTTGCCGGAAGATCGCATCGACGCGCCAGGCATCCCGTTCAACCGCAATCCGGGTGTGTCGCTGATCTGGGTGACCGAGAGTTACCAGCTCATGTCGGCCCACAACGGCACGCTATTCCGCCTCGGCGAGCCCAGCCTGCTCAAGTGGTACGCACACGGTCGCACCGCCACACATGAGGAGATCATGGAGTCGATCGATGGCGGGCTGCCGTTGCTGCAGGCGGCGGCGCGGGCCGAGGGACCGGAGGCGCTGGCAGCGCTTAACCTGGCGGTCGCCCATGGCCTCGCCTTGGTGCCCGGGGCATGAGCGAAAACTTGGACATGTGGACGGTCTACGATCATCCACGCGATTATCCCGACAAGTACGTCGCACGGCGCTGCACGGTCGGACGCGGTGGCCTGACGATGACAAACGATATGTTCGTTGCCGACACGATCAACGAGGTGCGTTCGCTGCTACCACTCGGGCTCTTCTGCCTACCGCGCGATCCGAAGGACGACCCCTGCATTGTGGAAGTGTGGTTGTGACCATCGAGACCGTCCTGATGAAGCGCCGCGCGCTCTACGCCGGCGAGATCGGTTTCTTCCCGACGAGCCCCGGTGCACAGGAAGACGTCGCGCTGGCCAAGATGGACAGCGAGGTGGTGTGCAGCTTCTATTCGCCTAGGAACCTGGAAGCACTCAAGTTTCTCTGGGCTCTCGTGCACAAGGTTGCAGACAACACCGACCGCTACCTGGACAAGGACGAGGCGATGGAGGACCTCAAACTTCGCGCCGGCTTCACCAAGGTGGTCTACAATAGCCAGCAGAAGGAGCTGGAACTCCGCCCCAAATCCCTCAAGCGGGTGGGCAATGAGCAGCTCCGCGCCCTGACGGACAAGGTTATCGGCATTATCTGCGGTGAGATCCTCCCGGGCATGGACCGCAACGTGCTGCGCCGCGAGATCGAGGAGATGACCAGTGACCAAGGCCGAGCGCGCTAGGCTGCGCAAGGACATTGGTATGGCTGTGCTCGATATCCAGAACCGCAATCGCGATCGCTTCTCTCCCGAGATACTGGTCCCCGAGATCGTCGCGACGCTTGTTTCCCTGTCAGCCTTCTTCGCGCACCAGGGCGGCGGCCTCGACCGCGGGCAATTCGAGGAGCTGTGCGAGGAAGTGGTGGATGACGAGTGGCGATTCAGCTATGATGTGAGCGCGTCCCCCGGATGACGATCCCAGCCCCCCTGATGTCTTCGCCGGTCGATCCCCCCGATCGAGGGGACCAACCCTCCCCCGGGACGCACATTTCCTCTTACGGCACCGTCCCGTAGCCGCTCGGCTCCGGCTTATCGTCCCAGCCACTGCGGAAGCAGCTATAGAGGCTGAGCGCAGCCAGCCCGAGAATAAACCCGATCAATACCCCCACGGCACGGCGCTTGTTAGCTGGCTTCACGGCAATGCTCCCCTGAAAGAGCAGGGAGGGAGCGCCCAGGAGCTAACTCCCTCCCCTCTACCTTCTGCACCTAGGACGCAGAAGAAGCCGTGTGCTTCTTCAGCTCCCCCTTACTTCTTCGATGGCGTCGGCACGCCGGGATGCTCCGCCGACGGTACGATCGCCACCATCCAGCCGGTCTGTTCCGACCAAGCCGTCTTCACGTCCCAGTTTTCCAAGATTTCAGGCTTTTGATCCGGCGGGCTGCCGGGCGGCGGCAGCACAATCGGATGAGTGGGCACGCCCGGCACTCCACTGCTTGGCGGAATGTAGATGGGATGCTCGGGCTTCAGCCCTGGAATAGTTCCCGGCGGCAGATAGATCGGTGGCGTCGGCATCGGCACGTTACCGCCGCCCCAGATGCCCGGAGGGCGTCCACCAGGCGCGATGGGATGCGACACCCAAGGCGGCGCGACACCGCCCCAATAGCCCGGAGGTGGACCACCGGGCGCGATCGGATGCGATGGGTGCGGCGGTGCAACCCCACCCCAGTAACCGGGAGGAGGACCACCGGGCGCGATCGGATGCGTCGGCCACGGAGGCGCGACGCCGCCCCAATAGCCGGGCGGGGCGCCTGGCGACGGGGGCACCCACGGATGCGTCGGCGTGCCTCCGCCGCCGCCATCGAGAACAGTTATCAACGCAAGATATGTCGTCATGATCGTCTCCTAGGCTTGTGCCAGGCAGGCCCGGCTGGCGCGGGTATTCGTCATTTGCTCACCAAGGTCCACGCCGCTCCATTCCAGGTGACGTAGCCTTTGGTGTTGCCGCCGCCGCCCGTGACGTTCGCTCCGATGACCGACGTGTTGGCGTCCACGATGTAGTAAAGCTCGCTGCTGACGGGGGGTTTAGGATTGGCGCTGACACCAGGCAACATATTGTAGGTCAGACCAAGATCAGCCCATGACGGCTGCGAATTGAAGATCCTGATGCCTGCCGCATTGTTAGAGGCGGTCGCCACGCGACCGAGCGACGAATTAAGAAGCAGCAAGTTGGTGATGCTGTTGTAGGCGCTGCTCAGATCAAGGCTAACCCCGTTGATGGATGACGTCGAACAGCTTGTGTTTGTTATCGTGACATTTTGCGCGGATCCCCAAGGACCCCCAAGGATACAGGTCTGCTGAATCGGAGCAATGGTCGCATAGCCGTTAACCCATGCACCGGGATCGCCGCCGGTGCCTGTGACGGTGACGGTCCTTCCGTTCCAATTGCAAGTGATGTGATAGCCCTTGGCATAGGCGGGATTGGAGAACCCGTCCATGCTGCAATCGTTGTTGCCTTGCGTGTATCCCGGCGAGGGGTAATTCAGCGTGTAGGTGATCGTGCCGCCGTTGGCGGACGTCCACGACGCAGTATCGACCTGAATGCCCACGCCAAGCGTTCCGGTCAAAACCCCGTTGTTGATTGACGTGAACGTCGCCTGCACGATGTTCACGCTGATGTTGTCGCGCTCCGTCTGGAAGGAATTGATCGTAACTCCAGCGCTCTGGAGCCCGTTGAAGTAAGCGGCCATCCGTTGCGCGGCAACGTTCTGCGCGGTGTTGACCGTGTAGGTGCCTTCCTTGCCTGCATCGCCCCGCGCATTGGTGTTGGTCAATTGTCCGGTGATTTGCGTGCCATCGGCGCAGGGCTGATTGAACGGACATCCGAGCCACCAATTGCTCTGCCCCCACCAGTTCAGACGATGGCCGACGTGCCACTGGCTGATGGTGAGCGTGGTGCCGCTGATGCTGCCGGTGAAGATCGCCGGGCGGTCGTAACCGATAATCAAGCCGGTGTTCGTTGTCTCGACGCCGACGCTGTTGATCGTCCCGCCCGGGCCGTTGAGGCTGATGCCGATGTCGTAGCCGCCGATCTTGAGGTTCGAGAGCCCCACCTGTGACGCATAGACCGCCACGTTCATCGGATAGCCGGAATGCGTGACCGAATTGAAATCGCAACGGCTGATCTCGGCCGTGAAAAGGTTCCACTGCGCGTCGATCCCGGTCATCCCGTTTATGCTGCAATCGCGGATGTAGCTGCCGGGATTCATGTTGTCGAAAAGAATCGCCCCGGACGCCCAATCGAGCGAGAAGTTCTTGACAGCGAGATTCTCGATTCCGGCGGTGATGCAGCAACTATAATCATCGTCGCTGTGAGCGAGAATGAAGCCGGGGAAACTGCCCTGCAACACGGCGTTCACCCTGCTTCCTCCGATGATACGCACGCCGTTGCAGAGGTAGACGGTCGCTCCGATCTTGTAGATGCCCCCTGGAATGAAGACCGGATTGCCGTCGGCGCACGAAGCATTGACCGCAGCCTGAACGGCGTCGTGATCATCCGTAATGTTATTGCCGACAGCGTTGTACGGAGATTGCCTGACGTTATGGACCGCCATGCCGCCGCCGCCCGTGCCAGTACCGGGAGGTCCCTGCGGCCCCGCTGGTCCCGCTGGTCCCGGCGGTCCTGTAGCGCCGGCTGGCCCAGGCGGCCCCGCCGGTCCTTGCGACCCCGTACCCGAACCCGCTGGTCCTTGCGGTCCCGCTGGCCCTACATCGCCCTTCGCTCCTTGCGGTCCCGCTGGACCTATAACGCCTTGCGGGCCTACTGGTCCCTGCGGCCCAGGCGCTACAACCTGAGCCCACGCAAACTGCAACGAGAGGGCTAGAACGAAAACGACAAAGATCATTCGTGCCCCATTTGTCATGGCTTCTTCTCCTGCCACCGTGGAAGCTGCTCTCGCTTTTCAATTGATTCCATACTCCGAATGTACGCGTCTCTGGCATTGCGCGCGCCTGTCAGTGCCTTCGGCGGAATCCTAGGCTCATAATTATCCGTCACCCAAACGCTGTAGAGAGCCATTATGTGCTTCTTGAACGCCTCATCGAGCGCCTGTCTTTCCAACGCATCGATGTGATCATCCCATTTCGACGGCACCCACGTTGGATTACTCTGTTGAGTCTGCGCCGCCCCGGCCTGTTCCCAGCCACCGGAAAGCCAGCCGATCAGTGCCAGGATAAACAGCACGAGGACGATGATCAGGAACGCCAGGATGGCACGATGCAGCAGCGGAACCTGGTCAGGCGGTTTCATTTTGCTGAACCCGCCGCTGCCGAATCTTCTCTGCCATGCGGACAACAACGGCACGCAACGCTACCTCGGCGCGATCACCAGTTTTCATCGCGGAATCAATCGCGAGGATGAACTCCTCGAACTCGCTCATTGTTTGCTTGGACAAAAAGCCATCGCCTTCTCGACCATCTGCTCCCAGATTTTCTGATTGTCGGTGAAGCGATCGGCTTGTTTGATCTGCAGCCACGTCGTCATGCCGATGTAGAAGAGATTGAACAGCACGAGCGCCAGCACCAATGGCGTTGACGCCAGCGACGAGATCAGCGTGCGTGCTGTCGAGCCTGCTTCCTCGGTCACGCCAGGATTCATCAGCTCACTACCGCGGTCTCGCTCAAGATGTCATCGACGGTGGTGAAGAGATCGTTGGCTTCCTGGGTAAGCTCAAGCTCCTTGCGGTTGATCGGCCCCCAGTGTTGGCGGACATTGCGGACGCCAACAGCGGCGCTCTCGACCGCAAACGCCGGGCACTCCTTCGACAACGCCTGGAAATCATGGCCTCGGCCGCTACCGATGTTCTCCCAATCGGTCGAGCCGCATTGGACCTCACGTTGAAATGCTCTGAGCTGGCATTGCGGCGGCGAGGGGCCGTCGCCGAGGCCGGGAAGGTACTGATCGAGCAGCTCGTCGGCGTCGGTGGCGCAGACGTGGTAGTTGTACGAGGTCTGGAACAAGCCCGCCTCGCAGGTGTCGCTGGTCTGGCTCGAGGAGCCGGCCGAGGTATCCCGCCCGCAGCAATACTCTCCTGAGCTTTCCCGAATACCAAGGCCCAGTAACAGGACGAAGACGTGCCGCAGCGTGCGCCGGCCCGGCTTGCTGTTGTCCATGCCAAGCTTCTGGAACTCAGGACGAAACCAGGCCAGCGCATCTTTCTCGGTGTTGCCGGTATCGGCCTTGGCCATCTCGGCGGCGTTGAGATCGCCGGCCTCGTACTTGCGCACGCAGGTGGCGTAGGCAAGCGCAATGCCCTGAATGTAGCCCAGAGGTGCCTCGCCTCTGTCGTCCCCCCATAGGAACGAGGCGGCGTCGCTACTGGCGGCGGCGTCCTCGATCTGCTGCACGGTCTCGGCGTCCAGCGGCGCCAGGAACGGCGTCGGGTAAGGCGGCAGGTCGAACTCCGCATCCAGCCTGGCCCACGTCGCCGGGCCGACCACGCCATCGGCATCGAGCAGCTGCTTGCGCTGGAAAGCCTCTACCGCCGTTGCGGTTTGGTTTCCGAAATCACCGTCAACCGGGGCGATCTCGAGCGCATCCTGCAGCACGCGCACCAGCGAGCCGTAATCGCCTTCCTCGATGGTCGGCCGGGTGATCGCGTCGGGCTCCGGCGTCGGCGTCGGCGGTGGCTCCGGCGGAACTGGCTGCGCTCCAGCTCCGCTCCAGGTGCTACGCAGTTCCTCGTCGCCTTCGGTGTAGCTGTTGGTGTCCACGTCACCGGACACGCCGGGACAACCATGCGGCGAGGGCCCGACGTTGCCGTCGGAATACTGCCATAACCAGCAATCATCCCACGAAGCTTGCACCTTGATGTTGCTCGAAGAGTATTGCGCTAGCCAGAGACGATGCAGGCCGAAGAAGGGGTCCTGGCGGTTGCCGAGCTTCTGCTTCGCGGTGTTGCCGGAATAGACCACGCAGCGGCCCTGCCCGATGCGCTGGCCGATCAGCTCGAGGAACTGCTTCGCCTGGTCGGCCGACATCGTGTTGCCGTTGGGATCGTCCTCCCAATCAAGTGCATAGAGCGTGGCGTCATCGATGCCGACGACCTCAAGGAAGTGATCGACCTGCGCTTGCACGTTCGATCCGTTGGCAAAATGGTAGGCACCCCACACGAGGCCGGCCGCGAGCGCTCCGCCGCGCCGCTTGGCGTACTGGTCATCGACGTAGCTGGTGCCCTCGGTCGCCTTGTGGATGATGCCGACGATGCCGGCGCCCACGATCTGTGACCATGATGTGACGTCGTTGTGATGTGAGATGTCGAGAACCTTGCGGACAATTTTTGCCACATCCATCCTCATTTGCGGCTCGAATCAGGGCTACATGCTAACACGTAGGGGCGCCGGCGAGTGGTTCCGCGCCGGCGCCCCGTCTCTGTGCAGGCGTCAGTTTTCCCGCGTAAACGGGAGGGATGGGGTCCTTCTGTTATCGCCGGCGGGCGCGGCCGGCGCGCGGTCCTCTTTGCACGGGCCTTAGTGGAAAACCCTTCCCAATCCTCCGAGCAGCTCGCTGGCAATCCAGAAGGCGACGGCCAGCCAGCCGAAATGCCAGCGCGGCGCAAGCTGCGTCACGAAGCATGCAGCGATACAGGCGAACACGAAGGCGAACACCAGCAGGATAAGCCCGATATTTTGCATTGAAAGCCTCCCTAGTAAACCTGCACCAGGCCGCCGACAGCGAAGGTCGGCTCGCGTCCCTCCGCTCGCGCCTTGTTGCGCTCCAACACCCGGCGCGCATTCAGCATGTGACGCAGCTCATTCTGCTCCAGCTCCTTGACCAGATCATCCTTCTCTGCCGGTTCAAGATCGGTGCGAGCATTGATCGCGTCGGTCTGCTTCTGTAGCCCCTTGCGCGCCTTCTCCGTGTTCTTGAACGCTTCCGCGGCTCCCATCCCCGGCCCTGGCGTCTTGCGCTGGACCGCCGCATCGACCTCTTTCTTTGCCTCATAGTAGAGCTGCTTGTCGGCTTGCGGCTTTGGCTCACCGTAGAAGCGGCGCGCGAACGGGAACTTCTCCGGCACCCACTCCTGCCCCTGGTAGAGACGCGTGCCTGAGTTCCACATGTTGAGAGCGAAGCGCCCGAGGCCGCCGCTCGCGTAGCCCATCAGATAATCGATGTTGCCCGGAGCGGTATCGAGCAGCCCGGGTGTCGTCTTGGTGCCACCGGATAGCTCGTTGAGCTGCTTGGCAAAGCCCTGAGAGAATTGTGAGGTGCTTCTGAAAGGGCGCCGCTCGGACTCCGGCAAGTGTTTGTTCCAAGGCATGGCGTCCGGTCTGATCGGCGTGCCGAACGGCCCGACATTGGTGTAGAGCTGGACGGCAGGCTTCAAGAGCGTCGGGAAGAAATGCGCCAAGCCCTGGTCTTGGCCTAGCGGATCGACAGCCTGCAGCATGTTCCAGCCGATCGCACTTGCCGTTTTGCCGAGGCTCTGCTGATCCCACATCCAGCTGGCGAGGTGCTCGCCCATGCCGGCGAACATGCCGAACACGAACGGCTTCGGGATCTTGGCGTAGCTGCCGCTCCCATCGGGAGACATCAGGATGAAATTGAGGTCCCGTTCCCATTCCGGGATCTTGGAATACTTCGACCGGCCGTCCTCGTCCGTGCCGCCAGCCATGATGTTATACATCGCGAGCGTCGCACCGCTCGCCGCCAGCCACGCTGCAGCCTTGCGCGCGCGAGGGCTCGTCTTGAGCGCCTGAGCTGATCGCACCGTTCCCTGCAAACCGGCATTGGCAAACATATACAGGCCGGAGAGCCATCTCGCTTGGCCTCTGCGGTTGAAGTTGACCGTGCTCTCCCGTGCCATGAAGGCGGCTTTCCCCTCGCTCAAGCCGGCATCAAGCGCGGCGATGTAGACCGCCAGACGTGTTCCGTTCTCAACGCCGGTATTGGCGATATCGATAGCGTTGAGCGTCTTGTCCCTCCACTTCGCGAGCGTGTTGATGGTGCCGCCCTGCAGCCGTTGCAGCTGGCGTTGGACATCAGCGCCGGCTTCCTCCACCGTCCTCGCACCATAGAAGCCGATGCGACCGCCGGCTCGCTCGAACTCACGGAAATACTGCGCGTACTTGCCGCCGCCCGTGGGCCACTGTCCGTGCATCGCCCCGTACATCGCGCCCGGGAGGTTCTTGATAAAGCTCGCGCTGAATTTCCGCTGGGTGTCGCCAGGCAGATTGATGAATGCCTCGCCAGCGTCGCGGATAAAGTTCGACAACATGAACTCGGGGTTCCAGGAGGTCGATAGCCTTGCCAGCAGGCGCGTCGTTCCACTAAGCGCGCGCATGACCACGTTCTGTCGGGGCTCGTCCAGGCTCTTTAGAGCACGCACGATCTTCGCGCCGTAATCCTTGTCGCTGAACCAAACTGATTTCTCTACGCCGTTCTCCTTCCAAGTGAAGGCTTGGTTATCGCTGCGCCAGTTAGGTTTAATTCTCTCCTCAACTTGTCCTGTTTGCGTGTTGAGATATCTCTCCTTTGGACCTTGATTGTATTGCCACAGATCAGGCTCAGGAGTGTTGCGGACGAACTCACCAAGCGTTTGCCCTACGCGGTTGTGCTCGCCGCGGATGATGGCGCGCTCCAGCTGATGCACGGCAAACTGAATCGGATTTTCTGCCGGCGTGAGCCGTCCGAACGCCTGCTTATATTCTTTGCCCCGCACCTCCAGGCCCTTGCCGACGCCTATCCAGCGCTCGCCGGTCTCGGTGTGGCGCAGGGGCACATAATCCGGCCAGCGTTGCCGCCACGCCGCCGCCATCTGTGGGCTAAGCAGCCCGTCCCGCACCTGCATGTCGATGGTCGCGTCGATGAGCTTGCGCAGCGCAGTGTAGGCCGCATCGAAATTGCCTTGGCGCGGGCGAGCGGCTGCCAAGATGCTTTGCGCAGCGGCATCACTCATGCCGGCCGGATCAGGAGAGAAGAGGTTGGGATTGATCCTGCGCAGGTCGCGATTGCGCTCCTGTGCATGCTTGGCCTTCGCATACTCGCCGATCTCATCCCACGTCAGACCGTTGCCGTTAATCTCCTTGACCAGCGGCTCGATCAGATCGCGCTTGGCGTCGCGCATTCGCTTATCGATCTTGCCGTGAGACAGCGCCTCCGCCTGATAGGTGTCCATGTTCTCGGGAAGCGGCTGACCGGGATTGTCGCGCAGCCACTGTTCTTGCATGCGCTTGATGCGCAGGAACTTGTCCTGGAGATACTCCCGGATCGCGGTCGGATTGATTTTGGTGCCACCGAGATAGCCGGCAATCTTGGAAAGCGTGGAATGATTGTGCAGGATCAGCTTATCCGTGAGCACCTCGTCGGCAGCGTCGCGGATCAAAGGCTCGATTCCCGGTTCCCGTGGCTCGCCTTTCGGGCCGGTCGCTCTTTCATATCCCTTTTCTAGGATCGCTTCCTCAGTTCCAATCGGAAGTGGTTTGGTTTTAACGAGGCGCCCACTACGACCACGCTTACCCTCACGCCGTAGCTTGCTGACAGGACGTCCAAATATATCAAGTTGCGCGGCCTCATCGCCAAACAACCCGACGTCCATGGGCTTCTGCGGTGCTTTGGGCTTGAGCGGTGCTTCAGCTTTGCGCTGTAGCATCCCCGCTACGTCGCGCTCAGTACCGGGGATGACCGCTTGCGGCTTGCCCTCAGCGCCGGGCTCGAACAAGCCACCAGGCTCCGCGGGCTTACGCGCCATCGCTTGGCGCTTAGGTACGGCAGCTAGGCCTTCTTGCGGGATTTCTTTTCGAGGAGGTTCGCCAGCCTCGCGAGCGCGCGATGGTTCTGCGCGTGCCGCAGGAAGCGCTTCTTCCACACGGGGTCCTGCTCCCGGTTCGCCTGGCGCAGGCACCTCCTCGCCGCCTCTGCGCACTCCTGTGCGGTCCGCAAAATCCCGCTCCTCTCGTCTCACTACCGCCTGATCATAAGCCGCGACCGGATCAGTAGCCTCACCACGATAAAGCGAATCGGCCGCCTCGTACACCGCTTCGGGATCGACGTCGGCATCGCGGAAGCCAGCCTCTTTCATGCTGTCACGGACGCGCTGAGCGTTGGCCTCCATCTCCGGGGCGCGCTCGTCAGCTCGCGGCGGCGCGGCAGCCGCTTCCTCACCCCTCGGGATTTGCCTGACGCCCCGGTTCTCGTTGTCGATCGCGTCTAGCAGGTCGCGGATGGTGGTGGTGCGCGGGACGTTCTGCTGCCAGAAGCCGGGGTCCTCGATGTAACGGCCCTCGACCGCGTTCTCCAGGATGCGATCGAGCGGCCTGCCATTCTCCCGGATGAGTGAGCCATAGCCGGGAATGAGCTTGTTCTTCTTGCCGATGATGGCACGCACGTCGGCGACCATCGGATCCTTGGCGCTGATGCCGCCGTTCATGGCGATGAACTGGAGGAGCGATTGCGGCTGCTTCTCTTTCCTGGTCCTGCGCGCGAGCGGCTCTGCCGGCGCAGCGGGCGCTGCCGGCTCCTGCGCGCGAGGCCGCTCTGCCGGGGGCTCGGCAGGTCTCGCCTCCTCCGGTATGCGCTCGGTCACCCACGCCGGCGGCTCGCCTGTGATGTCATCGAAAAGCCCGGCGGGCCGCTCAGGAGGAGCGGCGCGCTCGGGTACACGGGGCTCCGCGGGAGCCACTGAAACCTCTGGCGGCGTCGGGGTCGGGGCCGACGGTGCCGGGGGCTCAGCTCGTGTCGGCTCCCGCGGAATCTCTGGTCTGACACGAGGCGCCGGCCCGCGCACCGCTTCTGGCGCTGCAGGCGGCTCGCCCTCGCCACCTCGAATCATCCAATCGAACAGGTCAGGAGGCACCCCCGGCGTCGGGGGTGGGGGGGCCCCAGCTTGGGGCGGCTCAGCTGGTGCAGCAGGTGTTTCACCAGGCTTTTGCGTCACCTCCTCCGCAGGAGGGGTAGGTGAAGCCGAAGGTGGCTCGGCAGGCGGCTCAGCTGGAGGTGCCTCCGGGACCTTGGCTTCACCCTTCAGCTTGTCTCGAACCGCTCGGATACCCCTGGTGACGCCCTTGGCTCCAATCACGGGAACCGCACCGGCAAGGCCCCCTAACAGGGCCTCCTCAATGCCCTCTGTCAGTGGCCTGCCGGCGAGGTAGTTCTGGATAACCAGCTCGCCGGCGCCGACGGTCGGCTGCAGCAGGACCTGCTTGAGAACCGTCAGCGGCACACCGAACGAGGCGCCCGTTGCAGCCGCCGACACGCCGGAACTTTTCAGAGCCGCCCGGAGCGCCTGGTCCTCGGGCATCCCCGCATCCACGTTCTCGCGAAACCGCGGACCGTAATCGGTGACGAACTGCGACAGAGCACCCCCGCCGATCTCTCCCAGCAAACCGAAGGCAGCACCGCCGCTAACGGCACCGATCGCTGCCGGCGCGCTGCGTCCCAGCATGTAGCCGGCCCAGGACGGAAACTTTTCCCCGCTCGTCAGGGCCTCGGACGGCTTGATCTCCTCCACTCTGGGATCGCCGATCGTCTCCGTCGGCTCGGCCATCGGCTGCCCACGCAGCCGATTGAGCATGTCCTCGGCGGTCTCGGCACCGCCTCGCAGCGTGGTCCCGAGTCCCTGTATTACGGATTCCCCAAAGCCCGGGAGCGGGCGCTCAGGCGCTGCCTCGCCCTGGCGCACGAAGCGCGTCACGGGTGTCGAAGGTCCGCGCGGCGGCTCGGGCTCGGGTTCAGGCTGTGGCGCGGTGATATCGTCAAAGAGGCCGCCACTCGGCTGACCTCCGGCGATATCGGAGAAGAGGCCGTCATCGGCCATGACATCACCGCGCTGGTGCAGCTGGTGCAGATTGCGAGATCAGGTCGCTGAAATCTATCTTCCATTGCTTCAGGCGGTCAAAGATCGCCTGCCGTTTCACCGGATCGTTCCCGACCTTGGCCAATGCAGCGCGGGCCTGTTCCTTGGCCTGCTGTGGGGAGGTGCCTGACGGGAGGGCCGAGGGCGGTGCCGGCGCGGGCGGGGCTGCGGGCGCGGGAGCCGCGGGAGCTTGCCGGGCGCCCCTCGCCCCGGTTTCAGGTACAGCCTCGTCGGGAGGAGGGGCGGTTGCTTCTGGGGCTGCCGCGGCACTACCTGTGATTTTTGTCCATTGACGCTCAAGCCAACCGGGCGAGGTATCCTTTTTCTTCGCGCTCGGTGTGGGTTTCTCAGGCACCTCCGGGAGCGGATAGTTCGTACCGTACCTCTTGTTGTACCGATCGATCTCCTCACGCGCCACGGTATCGCGGTCCAGCGTCGCATCGTTGGTGAGGCGCGTCTTGATCTGGCCCTCGATGTTGCGGATATCGGACCGTCGATTGAGCCCCTCTTGAGTGACCGAGGTTCTGCCAGGCTGATTGAGCTTCATCTCTGCCCGCCTCATCCGGCCTTGTTCTTTCATCTCCTCGATCGATCGGCGCTCCTCGGCAGCCGCTTGGCCCTTCGTCTTGAGCCCCATGTTGACGATCTTGTTGCCAATGCGCCAGCTGCCATCCGGGAGCATCTGCGGCTTGGTATCGAGCAGATCCTCTTTGCGCCGGCTCTCCACCGCGCCCGCCGCCGCGCTGATGCCAGCACCGATGCCGGCACCGAAATAGGGGCTGCGGCTCGCCAACATCGCCGCGCCTGCTGCCGTCAGAGGATTGGTCGCCCAGCGCTCGGCAAAGTTCCGCGGGCGTTGCGCAAGACCGGGGATCGTCTGCACACTCGGCGCACCAATCGTCCGCATGGTCGGCGCCAGGCTCGGTCGGGAGCCGGCTGGCGCAGCACCGACGTCAGACGGACCGCCGGCCGGTTCACCGCCGGCATCGCCGCTCGCCCCGACCACCGGCGGTATGACAGGTGCAGCAGCCGGTGCGGCAGGGGTCGCCGTTGGCGGTGCGGTAGCTGAAGCAGCCGGCATGGGAGCGACGCTATCCGTGTCGTCCGTGGTGTCGGTGTCGTCGGTCTCATCGTCATCGTCGGTGTCGCCACCGGCCTGGTAGGAGCGCACGACGCCGCCGCGCTCCAGAAGTCCGAACAGCGGGACCGCCTTCTTCGCGACATTGGCAGCGGCCTTGATCGCGCCAGCAATGCTGTTGTCCGGTTGCGTAGTGCTGCTCCGTCGTGCGTCCCTCATTTGCTGCTGCAGCATCGTGCCGGCATCGGCGGGAGCTTGTGGCTTTGGCAGGTTGAGCTGGCCGATGTTGAAGCCGCGGTTCTGCTGCGGTTGTTGCTGCTGGCCGTCGGTATCGTCATCGCTGCCGACGTAGGTCCCGTCACCCAGGAAGCCGCCCGAGAGCATCCGCACCGGGCCGCCAAAGCGCAGCGGGATCACGAGACCGCCGGTGCGGTACATTGGGACAATGCCGCCGGTGCGCAGCCTCACCATCGGCACCGCACCGGCAAACCGCATCCGCGGGACCGGCACGAGACCGCCGACCTTGCGGCCCACAACGCCGCCATCCTTGCCGAACAGCGAGGTGCCCAGCCCCGCAAGCGACGTGGCGATGCCGGCCGCTTGCGTGATTGCATTCGGCGGCGGTGGCGTGGTGTAGCCCTGCGCGAACGAGCCCGTTAGCGGGCCCAGGCCGCCGAGCGCCGAGCCGTACCAATTTGCAATCTGGAACGGATAGGCGCTCGACATCATCGCGTTCTGCTGCGCGACGTCCAGCTCACGCTGCCCCTGCTGCTGCAGCATGTTGCCGTAGGTCATGCCGGCGCCCGCGCCGCTGATGCCGGCAAGCTCGCCTTGCAGACCAGCCTGCGCTCCGGTCAACCCCAGTTGCTTGAGCTGGTTGTACTCGTTGAGCGCTTGCCCGTAGCCAGCTTGATAGAGCCCGGCGATAACAGGGGCCTGCGCTTGCTGCTGCTGCCCGGCGAGCTGCGCCTGCGCAATGCCGGCACGGTCGCCGCCGAAGGCGTTGCCCGAGCGGATCGCGCCGCTGAGCAGATCGTTGCCCTGGATCGCGTTCTGATTGTTGAACCAATCTTGCGTCGCGTTCACCACGTCTTGGGTGAACGGCGATTCGATCGCCTGCACTTGGCTCGGATCGAACGTCCCCGCATTGGCACCTGCGGTGTTGAGGTTCTGGACGGCTGTCGGCAGATTGAGCGCCGTGCCGTACATCACGTTGCCGAGGTCGGTCTGATTTGCGTTGAGCGGCGCGACCTGGCCTTCCATCGCCGGATTGAACGGCGTCCCCGAAAGCCCCGCTGCTTGTTGCATGTACTGTTGGTAGTACGGCATCGCGAACGCGCTAGGCGACGATGCCGATTGGAAGGCGGTCGATGTTGCGTTTGGAACGGGAGGGCTGCCGCCCTTATTGCACATCGCCGGTCTCCCGCTGGCTTGCGCGGATAACGGCCTCGACCACCGGAACAACACCCCTGTTGTACGGCGCCGGCATTCCGCGAACCTTTCGATTGACCTCTTCGATCTTGAGCGCTGCGTCGCGATATTTCCAGGGCTGCAGCGGCGGCTCACCGTAAATGAAGTAGGCGCCGATGCAGGTCATGTGGCGCGCGTACAAGCGCACCTTCGCCTCCGTCCGATCGAAGCTGTTGATGCCGGCCTGGAACACCATGTTCTTGCCGTTGCGCTTGAACCAGGCGTGCGCCCACTTGCCCTGCTCAAGCAGCCTGCGCGCGTAATCGCTCTGTCGATGGTGCGGATGGACAAAGTTCCAGCGCTCCAACAAATACTCGTCGTCGGAATACCAATCGCAAGCGATGCACATCCCCAGCGTCGCGACGACATGGCTGTCTTTGTCGATGCAGAAGATGATGCCGCCCTTGCGCTCGGTCGCCCATTGGATGCCGGCGATCACCTTGTCCGGGTTGAGCCCGAACATCCCGTTCTCATGATGCAGCATGCGCAAGAGCGCAAAGATTTCGCCCTCGTCCACTTTGGTTGCGAGCCGCACGCCAGGCACGCCGCTGTCCATGTCGTAGAGCACTTTGCTCATGACACTGGCCTCGGGAGCTTCTTCATCTCCGCCAGCACTTGCTTGCGCACCCCCATCGATGAGGCGCCCAATATCCGCTTGCCCTCTTCGGCGTCGCCGCCACCCAGCTCGGCAACGATCTCGGGATCGATGATCATCTCGCCACCAGCGGTGATGATCGGCGTGTACTCGTCGCCTTCATAGACGCCGCCGTCCGCGTACTTCACGTTGGGCGTTGGCATCCGCAGCGATGGCATCTTGAGCGTGCGCTGCTTGATCGCGTTCTTGATGCCCATCGGGCCGATCGCATGCGAGATGGATTGCCCCCACATCTTCGCGCCGGCCGCGGTGTTGCCTTGTCCCAGCCCGGACACGACGTCGGCCGGCAGGACGAACGAGCCGGTGCGCGCTTGCATGGGGATGCGATCGGTGCGCCCGGGGACGGTGGAGTGAATGAGATGCGCGCCTGGCACCTTGAGGATGGGTGTCGGCTTAGGGATGGAAGCGCGCGTGTTAAGCCCGGTGAAATGCGCTTGCTTGAAAGCGGTGTTCATTTGCGGGATGCCGAGACCGCCGACCGCCAGACGGACAGGACCTCCGCGCGCAAGGTTGCTCTCGCGCTCCCAATCCGATTGGCCCTTCGGATTGATGACCGTCATCGGATATCGGTCTTGCGGTGCGGGCGGGGGCGCCCATTCTGACGGGTTGCCCTTGAACACCTCCCGATTCATGGCCCACGGCAGCATTGGCTGATTCTGCGGCTCTATCGGATGCGCAAGATCGCGCGCCCGTAGTTCGTCCACCCCCATTTCCCGTTTTTTTGGCAACCTTGTTGGCGGATAACTTAAATAAGTTCGCGGGATCGGCCGCATTGGCTGCGGCGACGGACGCAAGCGCTCCCGCGCCTGCAGCTCATCCTCTCCCTCCGCGCCACGCCAATCGGTTGATTCCGGTGTCACCCGCGGATCGCGTCGCGGCGTCGGTATGCCGCCCTGTTGGTAGTAACCAGGGAGATCGACCAAGCCGCCTTGCGCAAATGTTGGTGCCATCGGCTGTTGCTGCTGTTGCTGTTGCGATAGCCCGGCCGCCGGCGGGGGCGGCGGGTTCGACTCACCTCGGCTCCATCCGATATCCCCGAACATATCACCCAGCTGTTGGGGCGTGTAAATCGAGGCGAGCGCCGGGCCAAGCATCGGATTGGCCTGCATGAAGGCGGCAACCGCACCCGGATTTCGCCGCACACCCTGCGCGATCTGGTCAGCGCGGGAAGGATCGGGCACGCCGCTACCGTAGGCGACGTCAGCAATGATCTGCGCAACCTGTGCCGGCGAAGCTGCGGGTGCTGGGGGCGCGAGCCCCGGTGTTGGCGCAGGTGCAGCAGGCTCGGTCGGTGCGGGCGTAGTAGGCGTAGTAGGTGCCGTAGGTGCCGTAGGTGGTGCCGTGGTTGCTGGAGGCGTGGGCGCAGCAGGTGCCGTCGTTGGAGGCGTGGGTGCTGCAGGCGGCGCGGGTGGGGTGAAAGGATGCGCTTCGCGCCACTCTGGCCCCGCCGTCATCCATTGCTCATAGGTCAGGCTTGGAGAAGCAGGAGCGGCAGGAGGCGTGGGGGTCTGCGTCGGCGGAGGCGAGATAGCATCTGGAGTAAGTTGCGGTTCTTCGGGAGGCTCTTCCACTGGTCCCAGCGCATACGGACCGAATGAACCGTAGTTGTTGGGATCATAAGGCGCCTCGGGCTCTGCAGGCGGCGGTGCCGCCGGAGCTGTCGTTGTAGCCGGCGGCGCTGCCTCTGGCGGTGGCGCTGCTTGTTGCTCTCGTTGTGCCTCCAGCAAAGGCCCCCAATTTCCGGCGCCCCAAGCGGCAGCGCCAGCGCGATCGGCATTAGCCTGCTGGATTGCGCTGAGAAGGGCCTGACCTTGCGATTGGATACCTTGGTACTGCTGCGGCCCGAGATAGCCCCTGCTCTCCCCCATCGCGGCGCGAGAACCGAAAATCGGAATCGAGCCAAGCGCAGCGTGCATGAAATCACGTACTGACGTGCGGCCATCCATCACGGCAATCTTTTGCTGATCGGTCATGCGAGCGATGTAATCGCGCATCGCATTGCCGGCGCCCTCGTTGCTTTTTGTAGTTTTATCCGTGAGTTCCCGCATGCCTTTGTCGAAGGCCGCCACCTTCTCCGCGTTCGACGCCTTTCCGAGCGGCGGCTCATAGACCTTATCCGCCGCACGCCCCATGAGTGATCGCACCTCATCTCGATGGTCTTGCTGCGCCTGCTCCTGCTGCTCTGGTGGCAGCAGCGCTTCCCGATCAGCATCGGACAACGGCGGCGTACCTTCGGGCGGCGCTTCGTAGGCACTCCGATCAACCGGCATCTCGGTGGGCGGTGCTTCAACAG